CCACCCAAGTTGGCATTGTAATGTGCGTACTGAGGATCAAGAGAAGTCCAGTTAGCTAAACTTTGGTTAGTTCCAATACGCTTACCCCAGAAGAATGAGTTCATCCATTCTCTCTGCCACATTGCTCCCAACTGGCGGTTACGCTCAGCAAGAGTAACATCCCCGAACTTAGCAAAGTAAGGGTTGTTGGCAGTAAGCTTAGCAAACCATTCTTTGTAGAACTCATCCACACAAAGAGTGTAACGAGAAGTCTGAGTCCAGAACGGAACCACGCGATTCGGGTTCAGAGCAGGACGATTGTTACACCAGCTCTCGTAATCGCTTACGTTGTTGGCTCCAATAACAGCAACACCCGCTTCGATATTGCCGTCAGATGTGCTGTCGCCATTGCTTACAGCTTTGACTGCAACGTCCGTGAAAACAGGAGTACCAGCACCATCAACAGCAGCAGCAATAATCTCGAATTGAGTGCGTGTTGCTGCACCTGCAGAACTACGTCCAAACGTGTGAAGCGTACCTCCGGGAACAAACCAGCTTGCATTCGGATCAAGGCTGTAACGGTTGTGCAACCTTAGAATCCTAGTAGCCCCGACAAGCTGAGCGTCAGAAAGAGGATAAGTAGCGTTCCCGTTTGTAGCATTGTTGTTACCATAAAAAGTTGTCTGGTAACTCTGAACTATCGCCCAGTAGTCATCATTAATGATGCTCTTTTGAGAGGCCAAGATAAACGGCTCCATAATGGAGTCAGTACCTTGAATCTTTTTCTGGTTGATCAGTGCTCCCACGGGACGCGCAGAAGACATAAGCCAGTCGTATAAACCGTATGTCTTGGTTCCGCAGGCCTTTAGCTCCATATTAGTGGTCATCAAGGACTGCATGTCCCGATACTCACCAGCACTTCCAGATTTAAAAATATCTAAAAGCCCGCTTGGAGTGGCATATGCTATGTTAGAACGAGTAATCGTTCCACATGAGTCGTAGTTGTTGGAGATAGCCGTAGAGCATCTGCTCCCATGATCCCCAAACAGTTGGTCTTGTGTAGGCATAATATATTCCTCCTAAAAGGTGGGAGGATTTTATTAACCCCAAAGCATTTCCGCCAATTCTTTTTCTGGAGTTTTTATTTGGTCTGTTCCTGTGGTCAAATTTGGCGATGCTGCAGAGGCAGCATTAGACGACGGAGAGTTTGGTTTATTAGGATTTTTTGTAGAATTGTTTTGCTTAGCTCGCGTCTTTTTCCCCGCAACAGGAGCCCCATATCTTTCCAGCATTTTCCTTGATTGCTCTATTTCAGAGTTAACAGCGGATGTTAATTCCTTAATAAGCTCTGCTTTAGCAAGATTTGCATCTATAGTCCAATGCCTTGATTTTTCTGAAGCAGACATTCTTTTATATTCTGCATTAGTCGCAAAACTCCTGCCCTCCCAAGATTGGCTTTCCCTTGGTAAGGACTTAACATAGTTCTCCTTACCTTCAACAAACTGTTTAATTGCTGAATGATTTTCGTTTTTAGAGTTTGCAGCAAACAACCCACCGTCTCCTTGGTTTTGCTCTAGCTCGTAAACCATTGTGCTTAGTGTGTCAGCAGCCTGAGATACTTTATCAAAAATCAGAGGGTCGAACTTCTCTGCTTCTTCTAAACCCTTCTCAGACATTACTTTCTCCATTTCAGGACTGATAGCTTTAACCATTTCCTGAACAGCTTCGTTGGCTTTTTCTTTAGCTTTAGGCCCGGATTCTGTCCTTTTAGATATTTTGTTCTCTAGCTCATCAATTCTTTCTTGGTATTTTCTTTCCATTTCACCAAGAACGTCAGACATCTCAACTTTCTTTTCAGCTTTCTTGAAATCTGACTTAGAATATTTCGGCTCGTTTTGGCTGTAAAAAGATTCATGCTCTTCCGATTCAGGGTCAAACTCCTCCCCGGGATTCTCTTCAAGCCACTGCCTTTGGTACTCTTTAGATTTCTCTACGAAATTTTTAAATCCCTCTTTAGCTCCTTTATATTTATTAGGGTTAGATTTTTCCATTTCACTGAAGATTTCGTAAGTTGCCTTATCGTCTTCATCTAACCCAATGTCTTCAGGAGCGGGAACTTCGTCAACAGAAGAATCTTTATTGCTCTGCTTTAAAGCCTCTGCTGCCGCTTGTCCTGCTAACTTAGCCATATCTTCATAAGAGGGAGCTGGCTCGCTCTTCCTTAGACGCTTTTTAGGCTTGTCTTCGCTTACTTCTTCTTCTTGCTCTTCAACTTGTTCTGTCTCTTGATCCTCATTCTGATCTTCTGCTGGTTCTGTTTCTTCAGGGGTATTATTTTCAGCTTCTTTTTCAGCCTTGGTTTCCATCCCCATCATCTTCCTTAGCTCTAAAAGGTTGTCATCAACCTCAGACTTAGGCTCACTCTCTTCGACAGACTGCTCTTCCTGTTCTTTATCTGGAGATTCTTTTTCTCCTGTGTACTCTACAATATCAGGAGACTTAAACTCCACATGCTTAACATTAGGGTCGTTTCTCTGAGCGCCTGATATTTCTTTTTCTGTGTCCATTGCTCCTTCAACTTCAATACCTTGATTGAGTTCCAATACTGGTTTGTCTGGTAATCCTGCCATTATTCTAAGTTAGGGTCTATTTCGAAACTAAGTTTGTATAGTTCCTTTTCTGGTTTGGAGTATTCATTAAGTATTTTAATGAAAGTTATTAGCTCGGAGGCACTAGATATATGCTGATTAGCCTCCCATTCTCTACTCTCTAAACGATTTAAACTAGCCTCTTTCCCACCTATAGCTTGGTGGAAGGCTATTTCGTTCATTACATATTTCTTAAAGTCTTTGGCTCTGCTATCCCCGAGCCATTCTTTTACCTGAACTACCTCTTGGTCAGTTGTCGTGTTCTTTACGTAGTTAATCAAATCGTATCTAATACTTGTGGCGTTGGCGGTTGGGGTTGTGGCTGTGGAGTACCACTGACCCTCTGCGCTAACTGTTCTATAATCTCTGCCTGCCTTAACAACTGATTGGCGTTGGCCTGTGATTGACCAGCAATTTGCTGAGTTATTCCGCCAACATCCTGAAGGACTTGCTGTCGTATAGCTTCACTAGACTGAGCTAGTTGCTCTGCTACTTGTTGCTGTATCCCTTGAGCTGCTTGCTGGAACTGAGCCATAAGCTGCTCTTGCATTCCAGCTACCTGACCCTCATCGCCTGCTTGTTCAGCCGCCTGAAGTTCTTCTGCAGATTTAGCCATCTTAAGTCTGAAGTCCCGAGGAACTCCAGCTAGTTCAAATATCTGGTTAAGCAAACCAACTGCCTGCTCAGGGCCTACTACTTGAGCAACTAAAGGATTGCTCATTGCAGCCCCAAACAACTGAGACATAACATTAGCACTAGAAGGATTATTGATCCTATCCATTCCATCACGGACAGAAGAAAAGGACTCTAATGATATAGCAGTCTTATCTGTTATTTCCACAACAGGCTTCGATGTTATCCCTTCATCAGCGTCCTCAACAGTGAACCCTAGTCGCTCAAGCTTTTCTCTAGGAACAGGGGTCTGTAACTGAGCATAAAACTGAGATTCTCCGTAAGCCATCAGTCCATCATATATCTGCTTTTTCCAAGCGTATACAGCCCTGTCTACAGCGGAACTTGTGAACTGCAATCTGTTGCTCGTGTAACTAGCAATACTTCTGACCTCTTCAGCGGTCTGCTCGTGAGACGCAGCTGCTCCAACCTCTTGGGCAGATAAAACAAGAACGCGCTCTAATATATCAAGTATAGACCTTACCCCAGTTATTACATCTGAGGTGTTCTGCTGCGGGAATTTAAACGAAGTAAAAGCTTTCTCTGGATCATGCTGACCTATTCTTGCTTTCCTTGATGAATACCCAACAAAATTCAGGGTGCTGTGCATGTTCTGACCAGCATCATTAATCTCCTCAACAGTTTCAGCCCCAACCTGATCTTCATCAACAAAGGTTAAGTTAGTTAGGTTCTGCTTAATGCTTAGTAGATATTGGGTTAACAAGTTTCCTACATGATCTTGGAAAGGAAGTATCTCTAATGATAGAGACGGATTAACTGTTTGCAGCTCGTTGCTATCGTATCCGTAGTAAATAGACGGACAATAAGGCAGTGGCTCTGCGTATATGATTGTATCGTCCTGAGCTATGCAAAACCTAAACCAAACATCGTGGTCGTAATCAAACAGACCCATTTCTTTAGGGTTAAGCTTTTCAAAGTACTCAGTAACAAGAACGGAATAATCATCATACTCGCTAGTGTAATACTGTACGTCTTTCTCCCTGTCCAAAAGCAAAGCCCCGGATTCCTTTTGCAAAAACTTTACCACACCAGAGTAACCAGAGTTAATATACATCCCGAAGTTTGCGTTTGATGTAAGCCAGTCTATACTCCCTGTGGCTATCTTGTCTTTGTTGTAATATAAATCGTTATTACTTATGTCTCCGTATCTTTGGATAGTCCAATAGCCACTAAACTTACAGCCAGAATCAGAGTTAAAAGAACTGGGCCTATGCGATATATCCCAAAAGGTTCTTGCAGGGTGCGGCATATGGTATCGTATGCCCTCCTTAGTGTATGTTTCCTTCTCTGATCCGTCAGAATCTCTAACTAATTGCTTTTCGCTGTGCCAAGATTCTTTTGGAAACTGAAAGCAGTAGCCGTAATGAAGCATCTGGAAGATACTTTGAGAAAGCGTGCTTGAGTAATCGTATTGTTGTGAAATTATTTGAACCCTGTCGGTAACAACCTCTCCCTTTATCCTGTTAACTTGAGTGCTTTTATGCGGCTCGTACTTAAAAAGAGGGACTAGATTCCGATCATTAAATATTCTGGCCCACCTGATAGTCACATAGGCCTTAACCAATGGAACAAAGATGTTGTAGAACCTAGGAAGGTTAAGGGCTTTTGTTGTCTCACCCTTGGCAGACACATGATCTTCTATAAGGTGAGATACTCCCCAAGACTCCAAGGCATCGGCAACCGAATCATCGTCTGCCTCCTTGCTCATTAGGCTATGAAGTAAGGTGGGGGAGATCTGCCTAAGCGGAGCGTTCCACGCCAAGTCTAAAGCATAGTACAGCTTGTGATCTCTTAAGCTACGAGAAACCCCTTCTTGGATCCTGTTTTGGATCCTGTTAACTAGCTTCTCTACCTTGTCGGACTTAACCTCCGCACTAAAAGCAGACTTTAGGGATTCCTGAGAATACCCGTGATCTTTTAAAATATCTAAATCTATCATATTAAAACTGGCTTTCCTTTTTTTTCTGCCCTGTCAACCGCTTCCTTTAATCTATTATATCTCTCCTTCAAAGAGCTTTGGCCATACAACTTTAGAAACATTTTAACAGGAACTCCTTCTTGAACTTCTCCTGTAGGGCCATTGTACTGACCAAAAACAACAGTACCCTTCTCTAAGTCAAAGTCTGGCTTCAGTCTTTTGACGTGTATAGAGAAGGAATACCTTCCTTGCTTGTCTTTATTAACAATAACTTTAATGTTATCTTCGGGCGCTTCCCTCATTCGTCCTGAGTGAGATCTATTTGGCCTGCTATCATTTTTTCTTTTTTAAAGGTCTAGTTATTTTTTTCTGCGTAGCTAGTTTTTTAGCCCTGTAGAACTCAGGCCCCTTAGTCTCAGTTTTTTTCTTGGCGGCTTTAGAACCAACACGGCTCTTTATAGCCTTAACACCTTTACTGGCAACGCCCCCACCAATGCCAGTAACAGCTTTCTTAGCCCCAGTCTTAAGCCCCGTAACAGCTTTCTTAGCACCACTCTTAACCCCCTCAGCAATTTTTTTAACAGCCTTCCTGTTTTGTTTCTGCTTCTTTGTTGGGTTGTCTCCAAGCGTAACGCCCAAGCTGAATCTTTTTATTTTAGTCTCTATTCTTTTCTTATCCTCTCTAAGAAGATCCATCTTGTCGTTAAGAGCTTTAATCTTTTTATCTCTTCTTGCCCTGTCCACTGCAGAAGCTTCTCTTTTTGCAGCAGATTTTCGGGCATCAGAAATTTGGGATTTACGTTCTGAAATTTCTTTATCAGCTTTAGCTTTTAAAGCCTTAAGTCTTTCAAACCCGCCTAGTCTTTTATGAGCCATAATATTTTAGTTCTCCGCAAAGCCACTATGTGTATCATTTGTCCCATGTCCAGTCTAGTCTTGGAATAAAAAAAACGCGACACTAATATCGCGGAGCTTATGAGCGAACAAGACGGCGGTATATGGATGCCGCGGCTAAGCCCTAAACAGTACGAAATCTTTAACTGCTACGAACGATACGTTCTGGTTTCAGGCCCTCGATACTCAGCTAAAACTTGGGGGGTTCTTCAAAGATTAATGAGACACGCATGGGAAACTCCCTTTGCCAGAATCGGCGTATTCACCAATACGCTTAAAAACGCTAAGGTTGGAGTGTGGGACTTACTGTACCAGAAAATTGTACCAGAATGGACAGAGCAGCTAGAGGGCTGTGAACTAGAAACCCCCATGAAAATGGACGGAGCAACCAGAATGGAGCACTTTAGGGTGACCAACATGCACGGCGGGGTATCTGAGTTTCAGTTGCACTCGCTTAAAATCGAGGACGAAATAGCCCAAAAGGTTAAAGGAACCGTGTTTTCCTGTATATTTGTATCCGAGCTAACAAACTTCAAAGAAGATTACGTTTTCCGATTCCCGAAAGGTCAGCTTCGTATGCCCGGAGTTCCTTACGACAGCCATATGTGGATAGCTGACACTAATCCGTGCGAGGATGAGGGTCAGGATTTTTGGGCTTATAAAATATGGTACGAAGAGGCGCAAAGAGATGATCACCCAAGCCCTCAATACCAAAAAAATCTGCACCTAATCGAAACAAAAGTAGCCGATAACACGTTCCTTGACCCTAGGGAGTTTGAGGATCTTAAAGCTACCTTCGCCCATGACCCAGATCTGTACGCTTCTTATGTAGATGGCAAGTGGGTCGAAACATCAAAGGATTCTTTCTTCACCGGAGTGTTTAACTCAAGGCATGTAGGAGGGAATAGTGAAGGTAAGTTTGAGAACTGGGATGTTTTGTTGCCCCAAGAAGACACCGATGTGCTGTATACAGGTTGGGATTTAGGAGATAAAAACCATGCTGCAGTAATCGTGGAAAAGGTTATGACATCAACAGGGCCTGCGTTTAACTTGCTTGATGAGCTTGTAATAATAGGGGAAGAGGTGTCGATTGAGGATTTTACCATAGCTTTTCAGGAAATGATGCGCGAATGGGAGGAGGTAAACGGCAAAAGATACCAGTGGATTCACTGGTCTGACGCCAGCGCGGTGGATAGATTCAGGTCGGCTGCTGGAACTTGGGATGCAATGATAGTGTCTCAAGTTACAGGAGGAGAGATACAGCTCAGCCCGTGCCCCAAATTCGCTGAATCCGTCAGGTTGAGGGTTATGCTTACAAAGCAGCTGCTTACCGAAGGAAAACTAACAATAAGCGTAAAAGCAGAGGGGATGATAGACTCGCTAAAAGGCGGGCTTAAAAAAACTAAAGGGAAAAGCAAGAGAACATACGTTAGGAACAACAAACACAAGCACGTATGGGACGCAGCAACATACTGCATATTGGGAGAAATGTTCCACGATATTCAAATCGGAGGTGAAAGCCCATCAGCTAAGCTTCTCAGAATTTAAGCGGCATGAAACTCACCGCCACCTTCGCCATCTTCATCATCAAACTCTGAAGGATCTCCAGAGCCCTCGCTAAGCATATCAATCAAAACGGTTTTGGCGTACTCTGCCATACCCGCCGCAGTCAAAGCTCCACCATAAAACCTAAGACTAATGTATTCTTTTTCTTCTAGTTCACCGTTAGAAAGAACAACAAGTGCGTGTCCGAAATGTTCAGAAAGTATGCTTGAAACTTTCCCCGCCATCTCTTTCTGGATCTCGGTCATGTATTACCTTGTCTTTCTTATCCTAAAGTAAGATTGCCCATCACTTCCCCTTACAACTCCCTCCCCAGTAGGAGCGGCCTTAACCTTTGGGGGGCTTTTCTTTTTCATATAGTTAACAGATTTGAACGCGGCTGCGTTTCTTTCCATTCGCGGAGCCACCCCAGTACCCTCCTGTTTCGAAGTTCTGTACTCGGCATTGTTCAAGTATTCTTCAGCAGCGGCCCTGAAATCACCGCTGTTCATCAACCTCAAAGTTTTAGGACTACCTGACAGATCTCCCCTAAAAAAACCATCCACAACAGCATTCTGAGCTGATTTAGGCAGGTTATCAAAGTTCTTAACCTTCCTTCTCGCTAGGTTAATTTTAGATTTAATGTCATAATCAAACAATTTCTGCATCTGGGAATTGCTTAAAGGCATGCCACCAGACAAAATTACATTATAATTGTTGCCCACGACCCTCTTCAACACAGGGTCGTTCTTTGTAACGAGATGACCAACTCCTATTGTCAGGTTTCCTTTGTGGTCTTTGTACGCATATCCGGGCCTTCCTTTCTTGCCCTTCCCTTCACTGCGAACAATATAGTCATACAGCGATTGAGCCTGCCCGGGCCTTGATCTTTTAATACTTGGATCTGCCATAGTAGTTTACCATTTAACTTTGTGGCTCCAGTACCTAGCAGAAAGCTTGGAAGGACTAGAATCCTGCGCGTTATGACGCGCATAATAAGATTTCTTTCGAGCCTTGTCTTTTGCGCTCGTAGGGTTTTTACCTGCACCCCTAACTCCTTGCTGCCCGAAACGAATAGTTTTTATTTTGTCACCTTGTTTAGCGACAACAACATGAGATTTTGTTGGGTGACTAGGGGTTCTTTTAGGTTTGTTGTAACCACTTACCCCCGCTTTAACCAACCTAGAATCTTTCTTTTTAGCCGCCATTACTTACCCACTTTCTTCATAGCCATCTTATGGGACTCAGTAAATGTCTTACCCTCTGACATCAACTTCCTCATAGTGGACATATGCTTCTTTGTGTGGTGGACAGAGTGTCTCTTAAGAGTGTCCTCTTGCCTCTTTGTAAGAGCTTTCTTTTTTTTAATAGCCATAGCTACTTTTTTTCTTTGAAGGCTTTTTCTTCTTAGTTGAAGACTTCTTTACTGTTCCAGCTTTTTTCTTAGAGGAACCCATCTTGTATCCTTTTCCGTATCCCGGCATTGTATCAACTCCATTCGTCGGACTCTAGTAACTCCAGTATTGTGCCGTAGTTCTCTATGTCCTTCGCTGTGTCTAGCATAGGCTCGTTCAGCGCGGCTGGCGATTCTTTGTTTTCGATTCGGTTCCACGTTAAGTTCATCATTCTCTGCAACTTATCGTTTAGCCGAAACCCAACACCAAGCATGTTCAACTCCTTCTTGTCCCAAGCCGCTATGTTCTTACTCCCATAGTCGCTTTGCTTCTTATCAAATAGTATTAAATTCTCGATTTTGTTTTTAGCCGCCTTCTTCGCCATCCCCGTTTTTAAATTCAGGGCTTGCGACAGAATCCCCGCGAGGAACGCTGTGCTCGGTTTGTGCTGCATTTTGTTCAGCGTTAATATTATCGCCTCCCTCGCCTGTTCCGTCGTCAGGCTTTCCTCCACTGATTGTGACTTGTTTTGGGTCATTTATTTGTATGGGTGTAATTTGTTGCCCGGGCATAAAGCTGGCCTTCTTCTTTGTTTCCTCAGACTTCAATTGTTTATTGTTCACCATGTTTCCGCATATTTTAGCGGACTCTGTTAGCTGCTTAGAAACCTCTACTGCTTTGCTTATAGCCTGAAGCTTTATAGCGTCGTCATCAGACTCATACGCAATGTCAGATGCTAGCTGCATTAACGGCTCAAGCTTCTCTGCCGAGAGAAAGACATAGCCAATACTGGTCTTAACCACTCCCTCGTTCTCTATGAAGTCCCCAAGCTTCTTGAGCTCTGAGTATTTCTTTCTCTTGAGGGCTACTAGGCCAGTCCCAGCTGCCGCCTGTTTGGCTTCTTTGTCTGAAAACATTCCCTTAGTTGGTGGGACAATCGGTGTATCACCCTCAGGAATGTCCAAGTTTTTGTCGTCTTCCATTAAATTTCCCGTTTCACTCATCCCATCCAAACTCCAGATTGTTGTCACGCGCCCAGCAGGTAGCGTCCTTGTATTTAGTTTTTAGTGGCATATAGCACATACATCCTAACTCAGGATCCTTGTATTCACCGCAAGTTCTCCTCTTTTGGCTGAATATCGGACACTGAAAGCACTCTCGGTATCTCGCCGTTCGTGTGGTCGAGTCCACCATTTGCGTGTAAGGCATCCCGAAGATTGACCACCACATCAACTGGCCCCCTGTTCTCAGGATGTGAGGGAGACACTTTACGGCCCCTAATGAACGGCACAAGGAAATGGCCCCCAGCAATGCGGCTGTTCCGAACTCCACCGCACGGGATACTCGTTTGCGATATGAACGAACGATATACATCTATTAAATTGCCTTTCAGTTTGTAAACAACCCTAGCTACGTACCTGCAATAATCAGCCGCCGACAAGTTCTTTCTTTTATTCTTCTCGGATCTGATCATATTGCTCCACCAAGACTTCCTAGGTGCTACCTCAAGCCCCCAGTAGATATGGTCGTTCTTAAAAGCAAGTAGCCTAGTGTTACTCATTTCTGCCCAAAACCCTTTGTTTTTGGCTATTTCGACACAGGCATCATGCCCCTTGCCCTTGAAGTCTTGACCTATGTTTTTGAACTCATCATGCAGTCCATTCTTCCAGTTAGCCCTGTAGGGTATGGGGTATATCTCTGCAAACCCTAGGTCTATGGATCGCTGCTGGTTAATCAACTGATCCAGCATTTTTTCCTGCATAACCTCCCAAACTAGCTTCATCTGAGGCAGGCTAATTACCCCGGTCTCAGATATACTTTTCAGAAGCTTTTCATCATAAAACATTTTTTTAGAAAAAAAAACTTGCAAGGCCTTTGCCGTGCACATAGGGTGCGTCCCGCAGAGGGTGGCAGGCCAAGGCAGATTAACGGCCTACCACAACAACAACAATAATTTTATCCCCCCTCGGGCTGAGGGCTCTAGCTAGTTCTGCTCACATCCTAGCGCCACCTCTGCACTCATACACTTGGCCCGGGTGGGGAGTTTTTTTTTGAAATGACAATACATCAGTTAAACCAAATCAACATTGACGCCCTGAGCTTTCGCATCTATGCAGCCTTGCTGTGTGAAAACGACATGAGCCTCAACCGAATCGCAGCCAAAACAGGTGTCACTTGGAAGACAGTTAAGAGAAAAATCAATACACTGGAATCCAAGGGGCTTGTTATAAAAACAAATAACAGATCTAAAACTGACACCTACTCAGGAATAGACAGGACTATGGAAAATAACCTAAGCACTATGGAAAAAGACATAAGTAGTGTTGTGGAAAATAACACAACAACTGTGGAAAATGGCATAGGAGCTATGGAAAATGACCCAGAAACTATGGAAATTTACGAAAAATACTCGTGAAAACCAGAGTAATCATATATCACATATATATATTATATAGTACTAGTATCTCTAACACAAGTAAATAATCACATATATATCTCTAGTTAATTAATATCTCTAACACAAAGGAAAATGAGCAGAACAAAAACGCACCTAGAAGACATCAATGCAGAGAAGGCTCTGATAGGTTGCATCCTCCTAGACCCCGAAGTACTCGACAAGCTTCTCGGTAAAACCGAGAAGCCACTGCAACTCTTCACAAGCTACAGCTGTAAGAATCTCCTAGTCGCTATGCTCAAGCTAAGCGACACAGGCAAGATGGTGGACAGAGTAACCCTCTCCCACGAACTGCTGAAAGCTAACAAAGAAACCAACACCATCATCTTCATGGATGAATGCGAGTCGCTAACTCCATCATCCGCCAATTGGGAGTACTACCTCGGGATCCTGAACGACCTACACAAAGCCAGAGAAACTAAACGTCTGTGCGATGAGGTATCACATAGAATATCTACAGATGGCAATGCTGAGCCTACAGGGGTACTAGAAGAGCTTTTTGAAAGCGTAGAGGGTCTGTGTAGGGCAAAGGATAAAGAAACGTCTGTACGGGCTTATAAGGACGTTGCTCCCGAAGCTGTAGATTTCTTTCAGACATGCTTCGAAAATAAAGGTAAGGTAACTGGAGTAACAACTGGGCTCTCTAACCTAGACGAAATGATCAATGGCCTAAACAAAAACCACCTCAATATCGTAGCAGCTAGGCCTTCAGTAGGTAAAACATCCCTAGGTATCTGCATGGCAGATGCTGCCGCCAAGGCTGGCAAGAAAGTCCTGTTCTTCTCTCTGGAAATGTCAGCCTCCGAAATCATGATGAGATCTATCTGCTCTCACATGGATCTCAATTACAGAGACTGCCTCAACGGAGACCTGTCCCCAGAAGAACTAAAGAAGATAGCAGTAGGTATAGATCACGTATCCAAATACCCCATATTCATAGACGACTCCTCCTCCATCACTATCCACCAAATTAAATCAAAAGCTAAACGGTACAAACGTGACTTCGGAATAGACATGGTAATCGTAGACTACCTACAAATTATTACCACCAACCAGAAACACGAAACCCGTGACAGAGAAATAGCATCCTACTCCTCAGCACTAAAACAAATAGCAAGAGAACTAGGCGTACCCGTAGTCTGCCTATCACAACTATCCCGCGATGGAGCCAAGAATGACCGCAAACCAAGACTAACCGACCTCAGAGATAGCGGCGCAATAGAACAAGACGCAGATGTAGTCATCATGATCCATAGAGATAATGCTGTTGACAATCAAATGGATAGACCATACCCATTGTCTCTCATCGTTGCCAAGCAGAGGAACGGGCCCGTAGGGGAAATAGAAGTGGAATTTGTACCTCAATACACAAAACTAAGAGTGCCATCCCTTATGAACTACCCAGACGCTCCTCCCACAGATTCTTTTGGGAACCCATTATAACAAGCGATACGGAAGCGTAGCAGAATGCTTAGTAACAGCTGAACTTCTCAAAAGAGATTGGTATGTCTCCACCCCAGAAGGAGATTATGCCCCCTATGATAGAATAATAACCAAAGGCATCTTCACCCACAAAATACAAGTGAAGTCCGCCTCCAAATATAACCACCCCTCAGGTAACGAAAGATGCTACAAGTGGACTATCAGAGGCGGTCACGATAAAAAAACAATCCACGACCTAAACGATATAGACTTCTATATCTTCCTAGGCCTCGCCAGCATGCACTTCCTAATCATTCCCTACGATATTATCTATGGAATGAAGACCATATCCGTTAATACAAAGAAAAAAGAAGACTCCAAATGGGGACTCTACGTAGGCGCATGGGGCCTTTTAGAGAATAAAGGCTACAAAGACATCACCTAGGCTTATTAATTTGCCTAGCCTGCACTATAGCTCGCTCTATTATATCAATAGCCTTCTGATTTCCTATTGTCGCAACCTCTTCAAGAGCCAACTGTAGCGTTTTAATTAAGTCTGCCATAGCTCAGACAGCCTAACACCTAGGCATCCCCCGAAAAAGTCGTTTCTAGAAATGGGCTTAAAGTCGCGCAAGCAGGTATACTATATATATTGGCGATACCCCCCTATGCCCCCGCCCCACCCCCCTCATTTTCCAGACATTCAGAATCCATTTCGCAACCCTACGCCAAACAATTGTTTTCCCTTTTCTGTTAAAACTGAAAACGGGAAGGGCAAACGGGACAAGTACCATAGTGGAAGGGGACGGCATCCCGCCGCGAACTTCCAACTTCTAACATTCAATCAAAATACAATGGCAAAAAACCCAAGTATTACCACGGGCGGCGAGACATCGACCGATGTCGAAACACCGCGAACACCTAAAAGCCAAGATCAAAGCGAGCAAACGGCTCAGGCCCCTAATGGGGGCGATACTGGCGAAAACGGTTTAATCCTTCCACTTGATAAAAACGGCGACCTAGAACCTCGCTTCATTATCAAAGTAGAAAACGAACATCCCAAAGCGTTCAGCGCTAAAGGCTGGAAAGAAACCCAGCTTGCAGTAATGGGGCACAAAGGGATGTTATCCGATTCCGAAAAAGCGTTAGTGGATAGAGTCTTTAAGAAATTGCAAGAGCATTCAAAACGCGAATCTCTTGGCCTCGTAACAGACTCCGACCATTCACAAGTTCGGAAAAATATGAGAGTCTTCAATGACATTGAGCATACCGCTCAACGTATTGCAGACATCCGCACCATAAAAGACATCGAATATTCAAGCTAAAATCAACAAAAGGTACACACTCTGCAAGGGGTGTGTCCTTTTTGCGTTTAACCAAAGTCTGTTTTCAAACATCAGCATAATATTTTTTATTATTCTGACGTTTTTACACCGACAAGTTGAGGTCTACTCAACTGAGATGCGCTAACGGCGACCAACATCTCCAAGGTTTGTGTAACTGACAGGATACATGCCTGTCAGAAGATCTGTGACATGCCAGCGTGACGCTGTGCGTATGTTGTGTCAACGACAGGCATACGACGGGTTCCAACGGAACTAGCGGGAGCTGTGTGGCCCAATCGGGTCGGTTACTATTCGCATTTGCGCGATAGGCGGTTTAGTTAGCCGCAGAAGCCATAGACCAGTCAGAGGCGCTACTGCCAACGGAAACATGGTAGCGTGGTCGGTATAGGTTCTGGAGAGCAAATGAGCACGGATAAGTAGTCGTGGCAAGGGTATGCGAAACCGAGAGGGCGTTCATCAACTTCGGGGTGAATAGTAGTGGCTATTGACGATGTGTCATTAGCTGCGAAGGGAGAGCTTCAGCGGAATAACCGCCGACAGACCTTTAGAAGAGTAAACTGATTCAGTACTTAGGTCGGTGCGACTTGTAAGTGTCGTACATGGAGTAATCTCGGTGTTTAGCTTAGAGACACGGGCAGAACGTGTTCTTTAGGCTTTGTTGATTCCTTATAGCTGTCTGTTGTTTATTCAGGGGCACGGAGGTTCAATGGTTTGTGCATAGAGAGGCCGTCATTCAGATAGTCTCTGACCACTACACTGTTGGCCTCCGTGTCCTTTTTTTGTGTCTACTCAGGGTGCAACTAGATCATCGGTTATCAATAGGCTTTACGGGAGTTCGCCGCCCCAAAGAACCGTTGTTTGGCATCGTAAGAACTGTGAAGCAGGTAAAGGTGTAAGCGTTGGCACTGACATGGGCAACAATCCCCATGTCATCCAAGTATCACTGAGCATCTTGTGTAGATACACAAAAGGGACACAAAGTTCCTGATAGGAGAAACAACAATGGGTAGAAGAAGAGACCACAAGGTCAAAGCAATAGTTAGGGAGTTCAGAGACGATGAGGGTCGCATGATTAGACATGTGACAATCGGTAGTGCCTCTGAGTACTTCAGCAACAAGACAAAGGACAGGAAGATGGATCCATCATGGGAGCAGCAAACTGTTCCTAAACAGAGAGGACGCAAGCCTAACAGGGATAGTTCTTACAGTGATTGGTTATACAAACACATGAGTTAAAAATGAAACCACCACAAAATCACGGAGAGTTAGTGACCTCTGTCCTTAAGGAGATGCAGAGATGGGGGCAAGGGTTTGCGCCTATAGAGGACAAGTCTATCAGCATAGTGGCTGAAGAGATGGACAAGAACTGTTCGCCTTACGACACGATGATGTTCCTGAGCAAGTTTATAGAGTATACAGCAGATATATACAAAGAGAAACACAAGCACGATGAAGTTCTTCGGAGAGATAGCTAAGCGGACATCTAAAGGATGGCGAATGACAAAGGTTCACCCTTTAACAAGAGCAATCATTACTGTTCACCTTACGAAAGCAACAGTTGTGGTTGAGGGAACCAAGAATGGTAAAGACATAGCCATGTGGAAAGGTGCAAGGAAGAAGGGGTGGAGAGAAAGGTTTAAGGGGTTTGCTGTGGTTAGAGGTTATTATATTGAGGAAATATCATGAGCGGAAAACATACAAACAAAAGGATAGTTGCCTTAAATAGGGTCGGCAAAGCAGGGGCCTGCATGCAACAAATAAAGGCCGACACGATTGTAGAACTGTTAAATTCTGAGTCGTTAAACGGAGAAGCTATCTCAAAAATGTATGAGATAGCGAGCGACAGGGACAACATAGTTCCTATAGATGCTTACGAATTATGAAGCTATTATTGAATAGTGGATTGGGAATCAGACAGCAGATTAAAGCAGCTGCTACGTCTGAGGATTTGACTAATCTAGTCAAGGAGATCGCCACCGCTCTGGAGAGTGGCAAACTAACAGGCGTGCCTAGTAAGACTCAGGCGCGTTGGGCAAAAGCTGAAGAGAGAAGAAGAAAGGAGCTGTCATAATGGCTAAGTTAGATCACAAACAGTACAAGGGTTACTCTTTCATGGTAACCGTTAGTTCCCCTAAAGATGGGGAGAGGCACATTCAAATGCTTGAGGTTCCCTCCAAGGGGTCTTCACTTGAGAATGCTAGGCGTCTTGCCTTGGAGGAGTTGAGGAACTCTTTCCCTGAGAAGGATGGGCATGAGTTCATAGGGATGAGGGTCTTATGATACTTAATGTATTTGGTGTGGTTGCGTTATTCGCAACCGTGCTATTCTTAACTTTAATCCTAGTAGATTGGTGGAAGGACTGGTGATGCAGTTAAAGAAAAGAAACAGGCTCTCTAGTAAGCGAGCAGAACGCAATGAAGTAGACCGGGGACAGTTAATGTTCAAGGACATCGTTGCAGAAAGACTGGTCTCCACTAAGGAGGGACTGGTGAAGTTCGCAAAGATAAAGGAGCTTCTAAGGTGAGACTTAAGACTGATAGGTAGTCGTACTATTAAGAGGTACGTAGGTGTTGTTGTTACCTGTCATAGCCGCCTATCAGTTCTTTAATACAAATCAAATGAACAATTCGATTCAATACTATTACGAGATCAGAAACCCCAGATCTAATTGGGGGCCGTTTTTAACGGAGCTAACAGCAGACAGACAACTGGAAGACTTGCAATATAATGAAGCGTTATCTGGCCCTTTTAAAATATACAAAATTAAAAGCGCAAACAATTCATCTTTTCCTTATGCAGTCAAATCCGTTATCGGAACAAAAGAAAACGGACATTGGAATTTAATATGAACCAGTTTGAAAAGAATAGTGTGCACCTAAACGGTGCGGGTTATAGGTTTGGCATAGCTAAGCTAGATGGAGCAGTAACAAAGTCGCTGTTGGAACCTAAGTTTGGAAAGCTAAACTCAGTAGCTATCGTGCCTGTGTGGGTGAACCCAGACAAAACTAATGAAGAGATTTTATATGCCATCCTTGGTAGTGAGCCAAGGATAGGCGAGAACGATGAGGTATCTATACCTCAGAGCGAGGTAAAGAACCTCGTGTATTCAGAACCAGTAAAACTTTAGGCACTCTGGTAGTCGCACTATTAAGATGTGCGGGGGAGTTTAGTAGTCGCCCTATGTCTCCGCCAGTGTGCCGATTATTTCCTGTCTGCTGAGTGGTAGACAGGGAACGTTTGCTTACGTATGGCAAGCGAAGGGGTCTCATGTTTCCTCCTGACATGAGGCCCCTTTTTTTCAGGAGGACAGAAAGGTAATCCAATGGATAATAATAATAATATACACAGCAGGAGACTGGTTACCGTAAACATAAAACAGGAACTGCAAAAGGAAGATACCGTTGTTAAGCCAGAGTATGAACCTCTTGTAATTCCTTTAGAGGAACTGGCTAAATGTTTAGGAATACAGAGACAAAACTTGGGAAGATACTTACCCAAGAACAATTAATCATGGTGGAAAGAATACTATCATGCAACGAGCCGAGAAGGCTGCAGGCTATTAGAGAATACTACAGGCGACCAGATGTGTTGAAGAACATAAAGGCTGCAGGTTGGGACTCTGATCTATTAGCAAGAATAACAACTATTAATTACGACGATGGGAAATCATAAAGCATACTCAATCGTAGACATTAGTAAGTCTATTGAAGAAAACAAACCTGTTACAACAGGTAAAGTTAAGGGCGCTATGATCTATGATCATAAGACAGGCGGAACTCTTCAGGTTATGAGAGAAGATAAATACGAAGAGTTTAAAAAGAAGAGCAATCGCAAAGGTCAATCGAGCACACTACGTAACGTGCTGCATGCAAATGGTAGACTGCAATGAAGATAAGAAGCATGAAGCACCTGCAAGCTGAGATACATTCAGCAGGAGTGCCAGTTAGGGTTGCTAAGTTTGGAGGGCAGTACCTGTTTTTTTGCAGGGGGATTGTTACCTATACAGGTATAAGAAGTTTGTGGTGGGGAGACGTAGGTTGGTGGGTAGACCATGCTAGGTACGCACTAAAAACATCTACAGAATTTCAAGTCAATGTTGACTGGAAACAGGAGAGCCATGTCCCGGGCAATCCTGTCATGTAACAAGGGGCAATAGGAAATGTGATATGATACATATTACTGTTCGTTATGGGTTGGAGCGCAGTGCTTCAATTGAAGTGGGTGAAGGTACGTCCATCGCTCAGGTGTTGGAGCAGGTTCGCCCTGCTCTTGGCTTTGGCTGCAACGTCAAGGCGTTAATCGGTGGTGCTGCTCAGCCAGACAGCAACACCGTTCGTGATGGAGATGTAATCTCTGTCGAGACCGCTGCCAATTCTAAGGCATCGGAGGTATCCGTAACAGTCCGCTATGGACTGGAGCGGCAGGTAACCACATCTGTGCCAGAGGGTTCCTCTATTGAGGAAGTACTCGGCAAGGTGCGGGCAGCGTTGGGCTTTGGCGATAATGTCAAAGCGTTAATCGACGGGGCGGCTCAGCCCGTTACTAATGGAGTCGCTAATGGCGATGTCATTACCGTCGAGACAGCGGCAAATTCAAAGGCCGTTTAAGTGTAGTCTTTAGGAGCAGAACAGCAACCCCCATGGGAAACCATGGGGGTTTTCTGTTCCTATAACTGATAAAATAAAATGAATAATCAAAGAGATAATAGAACATATAAAGATATAGTTGGTGGTGCACACCTGATAATAACAGATGAAGGTGTTTACGAGCCAAGACACGTCCTCCAATACAAGGGAACAATGGAAGAACATCTGCAGAAGTTTGTAGATGCTGCTCCAACTAGGCTGATGGACTTAGCAACTTACAACGGTAAGCCTATTCACGTTAGCTTCGTTCCGTCAGGTAGAGAAGACATGAGAGGAACGTATTATGTTAGCGTTGAGCTAAAGACACTAAGGTTCAACACTACATATGAAGTATGTACTGAAACAAATGGGGGCACAGTAACTGATAAGTGGATTGCTCCTACATTCAGAGAAATGAATGGTGAGGGTTACCAAACCTACTCACTAGACTGGCAAGTACCTAGCTCGCTACAGCTATACATATCTTTCGAGATGGGCCAAGTCTCTGCAAGAGGATACCAAGCTGGAGAAGGCGCAGTGGGGACAGGAATGACTGCGTTCACCCCGCAGAACTCTTATCTGCACTGTAAGATTAGAGAAAATTATATTGCTGAACATCGAATGCCCGAAGCTGCTAAAGGTTGGTTCCGACTACCAACTGGCAACGTGTATGAGGATGGTAAGATATGTTTCGGAGCTTCATATGCAACAGAAGTAGGTCTTGTTGAATCAACCAAGGCAAATCTTGAGCTGTTCTACAGCACCCCTTGGAACAGTGACTTGATAAGAGACTTGAGAACCAAGTCTAAAATGATGTTTCGATTTCATGCTGAGGACAACCAGCAGCTGCCTATCAAATGTGAAGCTGGAAAACTGCATGAGTTGATGGAGTCTTTTAATAGCCTAACCATGGAAAGGATACCGGTATGAATATAAGTAAAATAATAATAAGGGACTTGATAAGTAGGCCCGTTGTTCGACAGGAAAATATAAGAGCTCAATTTGAGAATGTTCTTGCCGATCAGGGGAAGTATTACATCAACCTACAGAATTACAGTAGACAAGAAGATGTAGACAGGATGAACCGAGAAGAATTGCTGTTGTTTTTACGCGCTCTTGTTTGTGCGGGGTACTTCTACAACCTGACGAATGAGCAGAGAGAGATTCTGACTGACCCGTACAAGGTGCTTCAAGAAAGAGTGCTGGGTGTAAAATCTGGGTCAATACAGCGCAAGTTTTTGCGCAATGTAATGCGTACAGATTCAGAGCACAGAGTATTCCACGACCCGGATATTGATGAGCAAATTGATAATGTTCTTGCTGATCTTGAAAGCAGGGAACCTAATGAAGATATGGCGGCGCTTCAAGCTGCCTTTGATAATATAGGAAATGATGATGAGTAGGAACTATCATGTTATAGGAGCAGGCGGAGTGGGGAGTTGGTTACTCCCCGCTCTGGTTAAACTAGCTAAGCCACAAGACAACATCTATCTATGGGATGGAGATACACTTGAACCTAAGAATATGGACAGGCAACTGTTCAGTCCGTCTGACATAGGTTCCAACAAAGCTGAGGCTTTGATGAGAAAGTATGCTCAGGAAGCAGCATGCAGTCTGTACGCAAAGAACGAGTACTTCACATGTAGTAAGGTAGACCTAAGTGATTACGACAAAGATGAAGTAGTTCTGTTTGGTTGCGCAGACAACCATCCCAGTCGAGCCGAGATACTATATGTGTGCGACAGGGATGGTGTGTGCTCTATCATTGGCGGCAATGGATATACAGATGCCGATGGATATTATTATGATGCTTCATATGAGGGCACGCCATGTGACCCGAGGGTATACTATCCCGAAATCCTGACAGATAGAACTGGATCCCCAGTACATGCAGATGGTTGCACTGGTGAGGCTCAGAAAGAAACACCTCAACTTGTGCTGGCTAATATGTGGGCAGCGGCGCATATGCTACACCTTCTTTGGTATCATGTTCTTGGAGGTATAGCTGAGTCTTTGCCTGAAGATATGAAGGAGCATATGCCTATGCTTTCTAGGAACTCAGCTTATATGTTTGAGACAGTAAAGAAAGGAGACCTAGATAAAAACAAAGAAGCAAGGACACTTGATTAATGAAAGACATAAGAGAATGTATACGCTGCGGAGAAAGCAAACCTCTTACGGAATACCGAGGGGTAATTAAGCCAAGCGGTAATGTTTCTTACAGAAGAAAGTGCAAAGCTTGCATTCAATCTGAGCGCCGAGAGCGATACGCAAATGACCCAGCTTATCGGGAATATACTAAGGCTCGATCAATAGCATGTTACGCTAGACGGAGAGAGGATGCTGTTGCCCAGAAAGCTAAGTACCGAGAAGAGAACAGGGAAGAAATAAAAGAAAGAAAAAGGAAGGCGTATTATGCCGACATAGAAAAAAGCAGAAAAAAACTTAGAGATCGCTATGCAGCAGACCCAGACAGCGCGAAAAAACGTAGAGAACATAGGGCTAAAAATATTGAAAGAGAAAGGCTTGTGTCTAAGATGTATAGAGAAAAGAAAGGCGATGAGCTAAGGGAAAAAAATAGAGTTCAATCCTCTAAGTGGAGAGAAGCCAACAGGGAAAAATACAACGAAAAAAATCGAGAGTATTACAGGTCTAGTATTAAACGAAAAATAGGAATGAACCTTCGTAACCGTATCAATGCAATGGTCAGATACAAATCAGGTCTAAATAAAAGGGAGTCTTTAAGATTGCTGATAGGCTGCACTTTTGAGGAGTTTAAGATGAAGTTTGAATCTCAGTTCACAAAAAACATGACTTGGGAGAAGTTCCTAAATGGAGAGATACACATCGACCACATCAAGCCATGTGCTTCCTTCGATCTAACAAAAGAGTCAGAGCAGAAAAAATGTTTTCACTACACAAACCTTCAACCCTTATGGGCTAAGGATAATCTTAGCAAGGGAGCTAAGATAGCAGCATAATTTTATGGAACAGGTAACCATAGAGAGGGTACTTGACCAACCTCTAATAGAAATGGTCAAGCTAGCACCGACAAACCCCATGACAAGGGGACAGGTACGGGCATCCACAAATCTGGTAATCCCAGATGAGGTGGTCACATCGGAAGGCATCATCGAGTATGTCTTGGAAAACTTCGACCCATCCAAAGCACCTAGTTCTCGTTGGGCGCGTGACCAAGAGCTTCAGGCTCAACGTCGACAAAGGGATGAGAGGCTTAGGGCAGATGCTGAAAGGAGGCAACGACTAGATAATGAAGCCTTGTTTATCGTAAATTGTGATGGAACCCAAAGCAGGGACTACACCTCTTATGAAACACACAGAGCTTTCTACTCAGTAAGAACAAGGTTTAGTGCTGGAGACTTTGATGGTTTAGAAAGCAAAGAAGAGGTGGTAGATAAGATTCGTGACATGATCACAGATCAAATGCACGAAGAAGGCTATCATGATGAAGAACATATGGACACTCATAACACTGAGTTTGAAGACTCAGAGCCTATAGAGTTAGATGAGGACGCAGAAGAAATTTGGGAGAATAACAAAGATGCTATAGCTAGTGCTCTTGGTTTGACCCCGGAAGAAATGGAGTAAAATAATGCAACTAATACTACACAAAGATACAGTATATGAGCCAGTAGAATCACAATTCTACACTGGCCACCAACCAGTAAAGATAGTCAAGGGAGAGCCAGCTCTCTCTTGGAAAGGCGGCAAGATCTCTATCGAAGAATGGAATAAGATTCTTTCTTTCTTCAAGTGGTCTTACGACACGACAAAGAGCGAGACGCAAGTGCGTTTGCTCTATCACCCCGAACAAAACAACTGGAAGGCATGGGCTTTCCCTCAAGAAAGGGGCACGGGCATGACCGCAAAGGAGGTCGATGGAGAAGAGAAAGACAAGCAACGTGAAATGTTTGAAGGGTACATTGTTAACGGCACTGTACATCATCACTGTTCTTCTACTGCTTTTCAGTCAGGGACAGACAAGGATAACGAGCAAAGCCAAGATGGCTTACATATCACGATAGGTAAGATGGACTCTGCAATGTATGACATACACGGCAGGGTGTGTCGGTCTGACTCTATGTACGACTGCGTTTACAAGCAGTGGTTTGAGTATCCCGAAGAGTGGGATGGTGTTATCCCTGAAAGATATATCAGCCATGCTGTTTCGGATATGCTTGTTACCCCGCCTGACGATCAAAGTTTTCCTGATCAGTGGAAAGACAACCTAATAGAGGTTAAGCGTCCTGTTGCCACAACTCATTGGCGAGGCAATGGAGGTCAGCTGCCACTGTACGAAAGAGCAAACAGGTACGGGGCAACAAGCCACACAAAAACTACACCTGTTGTCGGTGGATTCTCTCAAAACAATCAGAAGCAGGAAGATCTTATTCCTGTAGAATATACAGACGCAGAGAAAGAAGATGCCGCTATGCAGGTAATGAAAGAATGGGTCGACACTTATGGTGATGAGCTGAAGACAGATGCTGCCCAGATACCAGACCTTTGGGATTCTATATTGTTACACGAATACACAAAGGAACTTTCAGAACTGGTAACCGAATACGGCATAGAAGAACTAGAGTTCGAACAGTACGCTGATAAACTTCAAGAGAAGATATTAGAAAAGGATCTCGAAGAAGATAATAAAACTGTAGAATATGATCCTTACGAAGCTCAAGTGCAGTCTTACTATGGTGGTCATTATGGAGTATGAACCCAACTCAACAGCAAACCACAGAAGATGGCGATCCTGTCCTGTTCTGGCTTGAAGTTGGGGAAGAGGGTTTAGATGAAATCCTACTGGAAAGTGGCATCGTACCGTGCCACCTCCACAGGAACTTAGCCACCGACAGATTAAGGGCGAACGCTCTGTCTTGGGTAAGAGAAGAAGTCCAAGCGTTTGCCGAAGAACTAAGAACAAATAATTAAATGGAAAAGCTTATATATGTAATGGATCCAGTCACAAGAAATCTGTCACTGGATGTTAGTAGATGCAGCGAAGCGTACAATATTCGCATGGGAAACAACAAATGGCGTAAGTCTCTGTATGATTTTACTATACCGCATAGTTTAAAAAACAGACACATGTTCCGAGACATGAGAATGGAAGGGATGTCTGAGCATCACCTTGAAAATACTTATGCCGAGCTTGTTGATGTCCTTCCAGATATGAGCAATAATGAGAATCACGATCGACATACAACACGAAGGCAGGAAAGGAGTCTCTTTCTTAGCCCGGAGGTTGGTTCTGATTGTGAAGAGTACCTAACCAATAGGGAGTCAATTCCTTACTGGAAATACATCAGGCTGTACTACAAGCGAAAGCAATACGAATGGCAAGAGAACGGAGGATACTCTTGTGTAGGCAGCGAAGACATTACCTTTGCTGTGTGGGGCAGGGACGGGAGAGTTAGGATAGCCCCATCAAGAATGATTCAAATAGGCAAGGGTATCAGCCTTTACAACAGGCTTAATGCTTTATTCGGGCTGAGCCATCACAGGTCTGCACTAGAGTCTGGGATTGGAAACTCTACCCCTTACTTCATGATTGAAAACGGCATGCTTAGAATGGTTGTGCCAATTATAAACAAGCAAAACTCAACAAGGGTTCGTTACTACGGTGTATGGAGATCCCATATTCCTGTAATAGATGGAGACATCTTTGATGTTAAGACTAATAAAATGAACTCAAGAGTCCTAGATGGGCTGCCACCTATGCAGGATATTTTGTCTGACATATCGCCAAACTATTCCATCCCTCAGAGACTGAGGAACCAGTTCCGCCAAGCCCCCAACAACCCATCAGTTAGGTCGGCAATAAGAGCAGAGATAAACCAAGTAGTCCCTGACAATGTGACAGACGAACAGGGACTTAATAACTTTCTTTCAGGAAGTAGAACAATCATATCGGAAGAGGGGGTTTATTCTTTATGAGCAACGAAACAGTACACAAAATAAGAACGGAGCTTCTTGTAGAACAGGAGAAGCTGAAGGCATCACAGTTAAGGACAAAGTTAAACCTTTTAATCCAAGACATGAACAGAATAGCCAAGCACACCAACTGTCACTTCGCCGCAGCCGTGGCAAGAGACGCAATAGAAAGTAACAAATGAACCCAATGGAGCAGAAGATACAAAAAGAATCCCATGCAGGTCACATCATACTTGAAGATTGCATATACGAAGTGAAAGAGAAAATATCTAACAAGATAAAAGAAAACATCTTGTCTGGCAGGTGGCTCCCCGAAACAAAGGCGGAGCAGGAAATGTTAAAAGAACATTTAAAGTCAAAAAAAATTTGCAATAAGAAAAAATAACTGATAACTATTTCTTTTTTCTTATTCAGGATTCGTCTACCTGTGAGAGGTGGAATGAAAAAGAAAGTGAAAATGAGTACTAAATCAAACAACGGAGCTCCCTCTAATGGAGCTGTTATTCTTAATGTGGAATGTGTCTTGTCTGGGTACAAGGATGCAATCACATTGCAAAACGTAATCAGCGATATGGCTGAAAAGGTAACGATGCTGGCTTTGATTCCAGAACCAAGCTTGTGTTTTGGATCTGAAGCTAGGGCTAAGTTTCTTGTAGAGGAATCAAAGGTTAAGCCTAAGGTTTCAAAGGCTAAGGCTTCCTCTTCTAAGAAGAGAAAGAAGACCACTGCTAAGCAGAAGTTCAAGCCCTCGTCTAAGATCAACGACAAGAGAGGGGTGTGGTTAACTGACTCAAAAGGGAAAGAGGTCATTGATCATAAAGCTACACTAGCTAACCTTGGCCTGTCAGAAGGCGAGCTTTTGGCTATGCCAACAAGGTTCGGTACTCTTGAGAACCATCTCAAGAACTCTGTGAGAGCCACACGGGCATGGAGTAGAAAGAAAACTGCTAAGCGTTAACCTAATCAAGCGGGGGTGGCGAAAGCCACCCTCGCTTTTCAGTCATGAGTAAAATAGAACAAAATCTTTTAAACCAAACGCGAGAGATAATTGAGTCTTCAAAAGATACACTCATAAAGTGCATCGAAGACATGAACGAACACGCTCACAATCGAAACCTTCAAGGCGGAGACGCAACTGATTGGGTTGTTAAATACCAAAAGATGCGCGACAAGTTGAATGACTGTGAAGATATTTTAGACGACCTAAAGGAAAAGTATTCAAACACATGCTTTACCTATGAAGATTCCTAAAGGAACAACTCAGATACTACTAGAAACTGTATACAAAGAATCCACTAGGCGTTGCCTCATGGACGTTAAGGATATGGACTGCATTGCTGGCGTGCCCGGAACTGTGGTTTTCCTTAAGAAAGATGTAGAGCTTGGCCGATTTGAATTCGATGGCAAGTGGCCAATAGAGGACAAAGACAATGCCAAAAAAAATAAGTGAAATGACTATGGAAGAAATCAGAATTTATATTGAGTCCAATATAAAAAACACAAGTGACATTACTGCCTCAAGAATATACGAGGTAATGACTGGGCACTTGGCACAAACCAAAACAAAACAGAACAAGATAAGAGTAATAACATGAGTGAAGAAAACATTGTCCCAATGGAGGACAGCAGCGAAGAGAACGAAAACTTGGAGCTGCAGGAAAAAGTAGCCAACGAACTAGGAACCAAGATCATTGATCTTGTCAGGGGAAGCGTCAAAGATGACCAGCTCCACCCAATGACAGCATCACTGTTACTGGCAGATGTAGCCGCAATGCACTGCTCCCCCGGGGGGTATGCTGGGGTGGCTATATACTTAGAAGCAATGGCAAGACACTGCAGGGCTGAAGCTGAACACCAACAATCAAAAGAAGAAGAAAGTAAAGAAGAAGAAAAAAACTAAAATAAAAGCTTGATTCTTTTTTAACTTAGATCATAGTTCCTTCGTGCCTGTTATATCAATAACACCCGACACTCATAAGAAACTTAAGGAGGCCTGCAAATCAAACGGTCTTAAATTAACTTACGTTGCTAATGAAGCTGTCATTCAATACGTCAAAAGTTTGAACACGAAAAAGAACTCTAAGTGAATGATCCATCTGGTGATTCAGGGGCATGGACACATAGCCAACTTCAAGAACTGCAAGGCTTGTTGGAGGAATATGTTAGTCACAGTCCCAAAAGCAAAAAAGCAGATGAAGGCAATAGAGAAAGATTTCGTGTCACAATTGACCTCCTTGTATCGGACAACAGAAGACGAGACCCAGACGGGGCAATCAATACAATCATGGATTGCCTCGTCAGTTCCGTTAGACGACTCCGTGAGGGAGATCAACGAGATTGTGGTGCGAGTAAGACGCGCCCCCAAAGGAAACGAGGGGGCAATAGTGAAACTAGATAAAATAAGTAAGTGATATGAGCCTAGAGTTCAAGAAAGCGACAAAGAAAAGCGCCAAGTTACGTGCTGGTATTTATGGCACGTCAGGTAGCGGAAAGACGTACACCTCGTTACTCATTGCTAAGGGCATGGGTGGAAAGGTTGCGTTCATTGACACAGAGCATGGAAGTGCGAGCAAGTATTCAGACTTGTTTGAATTTGATGTCTGTGAGCTGGACTCCTTTGATCCAAGGGAGCTTATTAAGGGATTGGAAAACATCCCTAACGTGTATGATACCGTTGTGATTGATTCCATGTCAGCATTCTGGCAAGGAGAGCAAGGTATCTTGCAGCAGGTGGAGAATGCAGGCAAGCGTTCGCAAGGAGGCAACTCCTTCAGAGCGTGGGCTGAAGTTTCTCCTACTCTAAACCGTATCAATGACTTGGTTATGGGAGCCCCATATCATGTCATTACAACACTCAGAGCTAAGACTGAGTATGTTGTTGAGCAAAACGCTAAAGGGAAAGCAGCACCTAGAAAGGTTGGTCTTGCCCCAGTGTACAAGGAAGGATGGGAATACAACCTAGACTTTGTTGCACGCATGGACAATGACAATGCGTTGATAGTTGAGAAGACTAGAATCCCTGATTTTGCTGGAGAGGTAATCAGCAAGCCAGACGAGAAGGTTGGTCAAAGACTGGCGGCTTGGCTTGGTGATGGAGCTAAAGTTCCTACCCCGATTGAAGAATTGGAAGTGCTGATTGCTGAGGTTACTACCCCTGAGAAGTTCATAGAAGTAGCGAACAGGAGGGGGCATTTAGAAGATGGAATAAAAGATCTGTCTTTAATACCGAACGAGAAGGTTAACTTCTTCCTTAAGAACTGGAACGATATTGTTCCTATAATACAGGAAGCATAATGGCATACGTAAAGCCAGACAACTCTGCTCACTGGTACACCGGTGATGGAGAGCCGAGACATACTAGGGATAACGGCAAACCAACTACCCTAAAAGATGCTAGAGTAGAGGGATTGTTCCCAAGTGTTACATCAATACTGAACGTCTTGGCTAAGCCTGCTCTGGAGAGCTGGAAGATAGAACAGGGTATCCTGTCCGCCTTGCGGCTTAAACAGGGGGAGGATGAATCAACTGATGACTTCGCAAAAAGAATTGTGCAAGACATGAAAGTTGCCACATCTTCTGCTGCCATATTCGGAACTAAAGTTCACAACGCTCTTGAACAGTACAACATCGACCGAACAGAACCCGATGAAGATGATGAGGTGTTGCCTTGGTTCAAAGAGTATCAACCTTGGTTCGATCAGAACATAACCAAGGTGCATCAAGCTGAAACAGTACTTGTTAATCAGCAGTATGGTTATGCTGGGACTGTCGATCTGGTAGCAGATCATAACTTGTGGGGTAAGTGCGTCATAGACTTCAAGACTCAAGGAGTTAAGAGGAAGGCGAGATTCTACGAGACATGGATATACCAGTTGGCAGCTTACCAGCAGTGCATAGAGGGAGATCCTAAGTGTCTTTCTCTAGTAATAGATTCTAAGGCTCCATCTGAACCCGTTGAAAAACTATGGACTAAAGGTGAAGTCGAAGAAGGTTGGGCGATATTTAAATTGTCCAACGAGTTGTATCAGAAAACAAAAAACTACAAGCCTCCAGTCAAGGAGGTATTCTAAACATAACATGTATAACAAACTAATAGTAATGGGAAACCTAGTTCGCTCTCCTGAGGTTAAAGAAATAGGTAACGATAACACGGTCTGCAACTTCACAATAGCGGCGAACCGTAAGAGAGGAGACAATGAAGAGGTCGCTTACGTTGACTGTGCTTCCTTCGGGAAGCAGGGAGAGGTAATCGGCAAGCACGTCTCAAAGGGAGACCGCCTTCTGATTGAAGGCCGACTAAGAACAGAAAGCTGGGAAAGCGAAGGGAAGAAGCGCTCCAAGCTTAGTTGCATAGTTGAGCAATTCTCCTTTGCGAACGGCCCTAAAGGCCAGTCAGACTCTGAGTCTGCACAACAAACCCTGAGTGCTGCCACGCAGTCCACAGGTTCATCCCCGTTCTAACTAGATGGGCAGGCCTGCCGCAAACAAGAATAGTGAAGCTGGTATGTCTGCCGTCATTGGGATGATATTGAATGAGATCGGGGGTCGGGCTGTCCTGACCCCCGGTTCTGTTCAAGAGTTTATGGATCAATGCGAAGACACGAGGCACTTTGTTGACATTAAAACAGAAGGGTCTGGGGACTTAGTGATAACTTCGCTGCACGAAAAAAGAGACGGGACAATTGATAAAACTTATTTGGGGATAGATTACGACAAGGAGTATCCAAGGGGATGTCTGTCAGGGTTATCGTAAAACATATTGATGGCAAATATAAATTGTATGTCAGGTCAGTTGGGACAGACAGCCCTGCTGGGGATAGGCTTGCAAGAGGGAAGGAGTTGCCTAATCATAAGTGGGAGTACGACAATGAATCCGAAGCTCAGCTAAATGCACTAGAGCTGCAGAGATACCTAGACACATACGAAAACGACAAGCAGAAACGGGTAAGGAAAAACAAAAGGACAGAGGAACAAGAGCAGAAGTATAGAGATTATATTTCCAGACATAATGCGATTAATAGAAAAACTTGACAGGATGCCGCCGTTCCTTTGCAGGTTAATGGCAAGAAGGAATGGGAGATCGCCATCAAACAAAGAGCTATCCGCCGAAAGCGGGATACCTCTTACAACATTAAGAAGAATATGTGAAAAGAAATCATGGGAAGATGTGCCTGTTGGGTTGGCTCAAAAATTTAGTACAGCATGCGGTGTTGACCTGTTAAGGCAGACGAGAAGTTTAGAATATTTTAAGAGAAGGAAGTTCGCGCATATAAAGAAAAGCCCGAACCTAAAGTACTACAGCAAGTTGTTAAAATTATGGAAAGAAATGTGAGCACAAACGAACTAGCAGAGAAGGTAACGGAGTTCCTCATGGAGAGGAAGACTGACCAGCCTAACGTAATGAACTGGGCCCTCAAAATATTTAGGGACTCAGCAGAGGAAGTGGACGCGCAAATAAACAAGGAAGATGTCTTCAGTTTAATTGACGGTCTTAGAGATAAGTACAAACCATCCAGTATAAACTACATAGCAAACAGCGTTAAGGGTTTCTTTAACTGGATGGACGAGAGGGGGTACACGGAGGGAAACATTATCAATAAATTTCCCAAGGGCTTTATTAAGCTACCCAAAAAAGAAGCAGTTCTTTTTACCGACAAAGACTACTGGGATATGCTGAAAGCATCTGAGGGGACAGACTGGAACTGTCTTATTAAGATTGGATGGAACACAGGCATGCGGATAGGAGACTGTGCAAAGCTTCTTTGGTCTTCTGTTAAGATGGAAGAAAGAATGATTAGCTTGAAGCCATCAAAGACAACGGACTTCGATACTGCAGTTGAGATACCAATGAGCCCAGAGCTATACGAAACATTAAAAGCAAAAAGCGAAGTCAGGGAAGATGACAAGTACGTCATGAAAAGAATGGCGATAATCGCAATGGTGGGGAACGGAAATATATCCCGTCATTTTAAGTACTTTCTGGACAAGGCAGGGCTGTACAAAAAGGGTAAAACATTCCACGCTTTCAGGAGAACAGCTATATCTAGGTGGCTGTCCCACCCTAATGCTGATATAATAACAGTAAAGCATTTAAGCGGACACAAAAGTATTAAAAGTTTACTTAGGTATGTGCACCCAAGCATGGAGAAGAAGAAGTTAATAATGGGAATCGAATGATACAGTACCCTACCATAGTTCTAGACGAACATGAAATGGCTCTTGCCGAGAAGAAAGCTCAAGAGCTTGTTAATTTCTTTTTACCTAGGATTAAGAGTAGGGGTAAATCGGGATCCAGCATACAGAATTTAGAAGAAAGAATTAAAAGGCTGAGGCAAGATCAGTTTACAGGACAGCTTGCTCAGCTAGGAGGGACGATGTACCTGACTGGCAGCGATCAGATGTACAAGCTGCAAAGGTGGAACTGCATGAGAACTCCAGACAGAGGGGACGGGGGATACGATATACCGGGTCTTAGCTTGGACTTCAAGGGGTCTAGGCTGAGGCCTACTAAAAAGCCTACCGACTATGTTCTTGCTGTCAGGGAAAACGAAAGGAAAGCAGACTGGACTTACGGTCTAGTCGTTGTTGACAAGTTCAAGGACAAAACCTTTTGCCATATAATGGGATGGGTGTCTGACGCAGAGATGCAAGGAAGGCTGGAAGAAAGCGGACAGTTTTCTGGGGCATATGTCACCACCAACTCGCAGCTACACCCTTTCCCAAACATGAAGTGGGAACTTTAACAATGAAAGCTAAACTAGGACAGTTAACTAAAGTGTTAAACAAATCCCGAAAGGGAAACGAAAGCACCACCTACAATGCAATGTGGGCGACAGAGGCTGGAAAGCCTTTCCCTATTCTCTTAACAGACAGGGAGCTGTATACAATAAGAGAGAGGGCAGAAGACCATAAAGAAGACATGCCTGCTTTGGATATACCAATACCAAAGAAGCCTTCTTTCTTTGGAAGATTTTTTAGACATTCTCGGAGATGAACCTATTAATCGGGCAACGATTCTCCGAGGCCCCGCCCCGTGAGTGCGGTGTGCGGGGCATTACTCTAAACACAGGGCGTATGGTGTCGCAGGAGATCTGCGGACAGAGGCCGAACGGTTTCTCTTTGGTTGCGTTGCCGTTCAATGCTATCGCCTATCATGAAACAAAGCCCTGTGTTACCCTTTAAAGTCTGGGTGTCTCACCCCACCAAATCCCGTTCCTCACGGGTTAAGTTGTGTTCAATGGTTAAGGACAGTTGAGACGAGGCATCCAGACTTCTATTTAAAATGAACAAAGGACTGCCAACTGAAGTAGACATCCTTAATCTTACTTATAAGATTAACTGGATGAACCCACCTGAAGAATCGGGTGCGGAACAGTTGGGGTTATGCGACTTTAACTCGCAAACTATTTCAGTAACAAAGTCCCTGCCCAGACAATCAAGGGCAGAGACTTTGCTTCATGAAATAATACACGCAATCAATCACGGCATGGGAGCTCCATCTAAAATAGATGAGGAAAAGTTTACTGGTAAAATGTCTATAGGAATAGCCACGTCAGTAAAGCAAAGCCCTGAAGTTTGGAAGTGGCTAATGAGGGAGATAGCTTACAAGCCTAGTAAGCCCTCCTCAAAACACCAGTAGAGTCTTTTCTGTTTTTAACCCTTATGCTTGGGGTGAAACTTGAAACCCCAAACGAAGGCTTAGATCCTCCTATCATTTCAAGGCCCCTGTAAAAGTTGTTCTCAACACGAAGGAACTCTTCTCTTTCAGCTTCGCTCATTTGATTGATAATCTTTCTTCTAAGCGCAGCAGTAGGTCTGCCTTTTAATGCAGCTCTGTATGCGTCCTTCCCGAAGTATAAAGACCTAACGTATGACTTAGGATCAGGTCTGTCTAATCTTCTAGCTTCAACCAAAGCCTTCTTATAATAATCCCTAAACAAATCCCACTCTCCTAAAGCTGCATAGTTTGCCATAAGTGCAACCATAGGGGTCAACGGGGTTGCTGTTAACCCACCTCCAGAATAATTACTAACCTTTATAACGTCCCTAGGAGCAAGCCTCCTTATTAGCCGAGAGTTATTTCTAATATCAACCGTGCCTGCTATTGAAGGGATCCTGTTAACCAGATACCTAGAGTTGGGATATGTCTGCCTTATGTATGTCAGCAGGGCCCTTTCATATCCTTCCACATTTGAAGTGTTCCATAGCTGCCCTCCCAAATTAACAATATCTCTTATTTTGTTTTGGACAAACAAGTCAGGCCCCATGCTGGACATGTTTTTCTGATCATTTAAAAATTGATTAGGTAAAGAATTAAGTATTGGGAACCCGCTTATCGCATAAAGCAAAGCTCTTCTTGACCCCTCTCCGACCGAATCAGCTTCCCACGGGTGCTTGCCTGTTTTTACCTCTCCAAATAAATATTTATATATCTGCCTTAACAACTCCTCTTGTCCAGCCCAAGTCACCCCAGAAACAGCAGCCATACTTAAAGCGGTTAAAGCAAGTTGAGTGTTCAAGGAATCCAAAGCCCAGCCCTGCTTTCCTTTAATAGATTTAGAAAGATATTCTACAGAGTTGTGCGCAGCAGAAAGACTCCATCCGCTTAGTGCTAAAACTAATCCTATATTAGGACTGTTCTTTATCGTTAATGGTCTGTTCGCTACAGTTGCAAGGTTCTCAGATGTTACTAGACCTATTCCAAGCTGAGCTCTTTGGTCAGTAGTTAAAAATGTAGCATCCTTGTTTGTGTCTAGTTCTTTGTAAAAGTTAAGAGCCTCTGCGTGGAAGTCCATCGCAGCATGGGTGAACATGTTTTCAAGTTGGCCAAGCTTAGATTCGTTTGCCTTAAAGAAAAAGTGTTCTCCAAAAACATCAACAGGTGTAAGAGTGTCTGCCTTATTAGGATCCTTAACCATTGAGTTTGGATCATTATACCTTCTCCACAATGAGTCCCCATACTTCCTGTGTAAATCTTTCAGCCTCATCTCTATGTTAGAGGCTGCAGAGTTTGCCCAAGCAAAAGAAACATTGTTACCGATAGCATCAAAAAGCCTAGGGGTAGACATGCCCGGGATCTCAACGAGAAACATTGCCGCTCCATTATAAAGCTTAGAAAAGAATCTAGACGTTGGGCTTTTAAGGCCAAGCTCATCAGCCCTTTCTATTCTGCCTCTCGTTTCAATTGAATCCAGATAAGCATCAATCTTTCCTTGGGCGTCTATTCGCATGCCGTAGCCTGCATCTGTTAAAGCCCTTAGTGTGGAATTTATTTTATGCCTACCTATAACCATGTCCTTTACAAACGGCTGGTTAAGGAACTCGTCTACAAACCTTATCAAAGCTTTCCTAGGTTTAAGTTGAGCCATGTGTCCCAAGCCATAAAGAGCACCCTTGGAAAATCCTATCCCAAAAGTAGCAGCTCCTTTAGACATCTCCTTTAAAACATCTAACGCAAAGCTTCCGTTCAGTCTGGCGTTCATTCCAAACATTGACTGCATTCGCATTGCCCCGCGCATTGGGGTTCCGACAAGGTTAGCTATACCTGTTGTTAGTAACTGAATTGCAGCTCCTACCATGTCTCCAAACGCCCTTCTTAAAGGTCTGTTAGTCATCATTTCAAATCGAATTTCTCGTCTTTGAAATGTTTTAAGATCCTCTATCTCCTTACTTACATTAGCAAGTAAGGCTTCTGCTCTTTCGTAATCTAAAAAGCTTTCACCATTAGCAGCACTCTGTTTCTTTTGTTTCAATAAATCATCTAAGAAACCATCTTCAGAAGCCTCTTTTCTTTCTTGAACAGCAGCATTTAACTCTCCTTGAACAGCAGACATAGAAGCCATAAACGTATCTAAGTATTGGGTTCCTGCCTCTATTGCTATATTAGCCATCCCAACTGTATCAAAAGATCCGTAGTCGTAATAAAAATAATTAGCTACAGCCTCTTGCCTAGCTGTTGTAAATGAAGAGTCGTGCTTAAGCTTTTGGTATTTGTAGTCTCTTGATGCTGTATCTAAAACAAAGTCTTTAGGTGGGTTAAGAAAATCCCTGAACCCTTTAGCTTGGGCCGTTATCTCTCTAAGTAATTCGTACAAAGACTCTTTGTTTGTTAGCTGTATCGGGGCGTCTTCCTCTCCAAGCTTTGTTACGTCTACAGATCTTTCTGAGAAGAAAGCAGCTAGGTCGGCCATGTCATTTATCTCCCCTGCAAGAACAGCTTTAGCAGCTTCGTCGTAAACCTCCTCGGTAAAGTATGGGTTAGTTCCGTTTGTTATTCTTCCCTCTCTGTTCTCAAGGAAAGGTAGTATTACCTTGTTAAACTTCTCGCTTATCTTAGATACAAGTGAGTCTCCTCTTCCATCTTCTCTAGCGTAAAGCAGCAGCTTAGCTTCACGCTTCTCCTTGTCATCAATGTCTTCAATCGTGTCTATATATTCCAGCTCTTTTGAAATGGAATCAAATAAGTTGCCAACTCTTGTTGCAAACATCATTGCAACACTATTAAAAGTTTTAGGAAGAGTTGTCGGGGTGTCTTGAAGTGGCTTCCTAGCTATAAATCTTTCTTTGCCCCCTCTTCTCCTTAGTGGTTCCTTGATTCTCCTAGGAGCTATAACCTTGCCCCTTCCTTCTTTAACGTCCATGTTAAAGAGCTCTCCAAATGCTTGGACTTGAAGCTCAAGGGCTATGACATCTTCTTTTGTGATTGTTTTAACATCGGTTAAGTCCGAGTTAGTTATAACCTCTCCTTCTTTAACAAGCTTGCCAGTTTGGTTTGCACTAGCAAAATATCTTCTTCCTATAATGTTAACCCAATCGGCAACACCTATTGGCCCCCTTCCAAATCCGTGAGATACCGCAGCATTCATCAATGCCTTAGCCATCTTTGCTTGGTGTTGTTCTCTCCAGTCCATTGCCCTTTCCAGAGTTAAGGCCCAGTTGTCGAGGTGGGTCATTGCAGCCTTGGCAGTAAATGTTCCAACTGCTGATAGAGTGTTTTGAAGCGGCCTTAGCAATCCAATATTAATAATCGGCTTCATTGCCTGACCACTGCGCATAGTCGGACTTAACATCTGAGCTGTTGCCCTCTCTCTTATCTCTGACCAAGCTGGGAGAAATGGATCATCTGGATTTTCTGCCATCCAATCGCTTAGATCTTGGATGTAAATAGATAGCTTCTTTAGTTGCTCTTCCCGTCCCTTTTTGTCGCTAAGCTTTTGCTCAAGCGCGAAATTCTTTTCTGGATCTGGGTGCGGGAAATAAATCTTTTCTGTATCAAAGTCTATATCAACCTCTGGCTTAGCGTCTATAACCTTGGCAGCTTCTTTTCTTGCGGTGCTAAACTCTTCTGACTCAACAATTCTACCAGCAATTTCAGCAGCTACTATTGCGTCGTTTCTCTTTTTAATCTTAGCAAGTACGCTTCTTCTGATAGAAAGGAACAGTCTGTTTGCTACAGCGAGGTCTCCTGTTGCTGAGTTATAATCTTTAAGCAGTTTATCTATAGCCTTCTTCTGTCCGTCTACTTTTCTTATGACGCTCTTTCCACCTCTGGTTACAAACTCTTCATTAGTGTCGAACAAGTCTGCTATTTCTTTTTCGTACTCTGTGTACGCCTCAAAAGATTCTCTCAGTTGTTGCTCGGAAACTTCGTTAAGAAGCAAATCGTTCTGATGCTTTTTAAGTATATGGTCAGCGGCAAACTTAACTATAGGCGGAACCTCTGCGAACATAGCTTCCATGTCGTCATCCAAAGATAAGTTTGTTTTTATGATCCCCTTGCCCCTAGTCCTGTAAGGCCTCAGATCTTTTTTGCCTAGGTATTTTTGGTGTATCCCTTTTTCCACGATGTAGGTGAACACTAGGTCTTTCCAAGTAGCCTTCTCCCCGTCTCTGTTAACCCCCTTGTGAAGTATTATTTGTGCATCTTCGTTAAACCATACTTGGTTGTAGAAATCTTCTATTACTTTAAATATCTCTGGCCCAACAAGCTTGTCATCAAGCTGGCTAGTAAGCTGGTTCAAATCAAAACCATATTGCTTCAGTCTTTCTATAGCCTCAGTTTCAGCAGCTCTTTCTTTAACCTTGCTAAACATTGATCTGACCATGGCCTTGAAAGAAAGAGCAGACTTCTTAGCAGCATCTTTAGTATCAAACTTGGACTTAACTTCTGACATTAAAGCCAGCAGGTCAGAAACATTATCATCAGACTTAACCTTGTCTGATTTTTCCTTAATCTTTCTGTAAGCTATGAGGTACTCCTCTGTGTTCTTGAAGAACTCTTTGCTCACCTGCTGCCACATTGATTCAGGAATAGCGTCTGGATTTCTCTCACGAATCTTTGCAAGTTTTAGGTATCCTTCTGCACTAAAGATAACGCCCTTTGTAGTTTCTTCGTTCTCTTCAAGTATCTTTCTTATTGCCTCAGACTCGGAGACCCCAGCCCAGAACGAAGCTCTCTTGGATACTGTGGTAACATCATCCAGATCGGTAACAAACTCTCCCTCCTTGAATTTTGTTTTACCCATTAAGTTCCTGAACTCGTCCTCCTCGGACATGTCCTTCATTATCTTTTGGGACAGGTCGTATATCATGTTGTGGAATGAGCCTGCCTCATAAGAAACTCTTTGCCCTGCCTCTACGTTGGCCCCCTCTGGCCCGAGAACAGCTGTCCTTACGTTCCTGTCGATTGCCCTGTTAAGCTCCTTGGCTGTCATTATGGAAGCGTCCAGCTCAGGGCCAGCCTTGAACTTCATGCGCTCCACAGAGAACTCTCCAGACTTAAACTTAGAAACAACCTCGTCCACAAACTGCTTCTCTGCACTAACAAACCTAGCCTTCTTAAATACCCAATCAATAAGATCAGACAGGAATTGCTTAGCCCTAGCAACAAACCCTATAGGATTGTTCTGAGGGGTTAGATTAGTCAGGTCGTCCTGACCTTCCTTTGTCATGATGTAAGCAAAGAACTCGTTATCATTAATCAAGTGATACATGTCCTTAGCTCTGTCACCATACTGATCGAGGTACTGCTCAAACTTCTCAATCCCAAACTGTTCAGTTGAGTTGACGTTAGAGAGTATGTCTTCTGCTATCTCCAGCCTGTACCTTAAAGCCCCATCTTCTGTGCCTGACAGAACACCTCTCAGAGCATCTCTACGCATATCACTAATGCGCTGCTGCATGTCAGCTGGCAAGAAGGCGTGCAAATAGTGAGACATCTCGTGAACAAAACTGTCAGAGGTGTTGCCTTCAACTGGGATGAACACAGCCTTGATCGCCTCCATGAATGAACCACCAAGGTTAACGCCCTTGTCTGACCTGAGAGATGTGGTGATGTTTAAGGTTAGCTCATTGAGGTATTTGTCAGGAATGTTTCCAAGGAAAGCTATAGCTTTGTCTACAAAAGCGTCACCTAACCTAGGCCTGTTATCCTCAAGGAGCTGGGCGATTCCGTCAGCACCAATAGAAGACCCAAGCTCCTTAACCTCTGTTGTGCTTTCCACACCCTCTTCAGCTAGAGCAGCATCCCAAGGCCTAGACCTGTCCATCGGCATGTCTATAGAAGGCCTGTCTGATTTAACAGTAGTATACCCATAGGGCATAGTCTGCTCTATGGTAGATGAAAGATATTTACTTGGTATCCTATCTAAGCTGCTTTCCTGCCCTGACTTTATTGATAGTGTGGCTTTGTCCCCCTTCTCTATCGCCTCAACCTCCAGTTTTAATTTGTCGTACTCTAAATTAGATTCCCTTAGTTCTCGGTGTATCTCGTCAGACTTTGCTTGCAGCTCAGCAAGCTCGTCTTGAACACCCTTAAAGCTGCCAGCCCCCCTCTCCATAGCTATGCCTCGAGCACCTCTTTTTGCCCGATCAATAACATCTCTGCTTTCAGAGTAAGCTTTTTCAGCTGCCCTCTTTCTCTCTCCCGCTGCTTCAAATCTGTCAGCAAGTTCTGAGATGTCTGTCTGCTCTGCTTCAGGTTCAGCCTCTTCCTCAATTGGCGGTCTGAACGGAAGATCTAACCCCTTTTGAAGCCAGCTTAAAACTTCATCTTTCTTTGTAGTATCATTTAGGTCAGTAACCTTTTTAACAATAGACTCCCTGTCTATCATGCCCGCCTCATGGGTGAAGACCTGTATGAACTCTTCAAATATTGATTTTAATATCACCCGCTTAACAAACTCTTTACGCGCAGCGTTTTCATCCTCTCCTATTTCTGATTTGAGAGCATCTATCTGCTCTACTATTTTAGATCTAATCCTTTCTTTTCTTTCTAAGAACTGATCTTCAGTTAGGTTGTTAGGTTTAACTGGGCCTAAGTAAGCTGCTGAATTAGAAAATATAGGATGCTCTAGTATCTTAAACGGATCTCTTAACTCGTATATCTTATAGAGCTTGTAGTAAACAGTTGCAGGTGTTTCAACTCTGTCTGTCCCCTTGATCGGAACCTGAACAAAACTTCCCTCCTCCCTGTATTGGTCTTCATTAAATTTGTTGGACAAGGTTATTAAAGTACCAAACATCCTACCGGGATCCATAGCCCTAGCGCCTCCCTTGTAAAACGAATCGAATATAACCTTAAAGTAAGCGCCCCTCTTTTTTAATTTTCTTTGAGTTAGCCCGAACTTTTTCCTAGTCCCTGTTGCCTTCATTGTGTCCCTGTAGGCAGACAGCAACTTGTTAAGTTGTTTTCTTTCTCTTCTGGCTTTCTTTGCCTCAAAAGATCCACTCTTACCTTCGTCTTGGTATGCAGCTATTTCTTTAGCAAGCTCCTTCTCTCTTCGCTTATATATAATTGCATCCCTAGATGTCATGCCCTCATCACTAGAACGCATGAAAGCTCCCTTACGTTTGATTAAATTGAACTCGTTTTCTTTTATTTCCTTCTGGCTCAAAACATCGGTGACCATAATCCTGTCACCGAAACCAAGCATGAATCCCATCTCTTCATCGAACAACGTAACAGCAGAAGCCAGAGCGTCTCTATTTGTTTTGGCTTTTTTATACGGGTCTATATCAAGCTTAAGATCAGATAGCTTTAATGTTGTATTGTATGTAAGCCCACCAAAGTCAACGTAATCAACGGAAGATTCTGGTTCTGCAAACTTTTCTGGATTTGCTAATACAGCCTCAATACTAACATCAGAATTTGTAAGCTTCTTAACTCCTCCTCGTGGGCCAGCCCAACCTAAATCTTGCAGTAATAGCAAACCATCTTCAGTTTGCTTAGCCCTATCAATAAAAGCCTGAGTGGATTTCTTGATCTGAGAAAGAATAGTCTCAGCCTCTTTGTCTGCCGCTCTGAAAGCAGCAGCCAAGCTTATTTGGAGTTCCTCCGCTTTATCAAACTTTGCCAAGAACCTTTCAAGCTTGTCCTCTTTACTTTCAAATATGCTTGAGGCTTTTAGTTTATTGACGTTCTCCTCTCTTAACTCTTTATATAAATCATAAGCACGACCAGAAGTAACCATAGGGGAGGATCCCTCAAATGTTAAAAAGTCTGTGCCCCTAAGGCGAAGGAACTCGTTCCAAGACTCCATCATTTGAGCCTGATAACCTAAAAGCTTTTTAGTGAAGTCAAGCTCCTCTAAATTATTTGACTGTATGAGGGCAACCATCTTGCCCCTAGCTTCTCTCCACCTTTTATTGGCTCTTCCTATCGGTGTGTCTTGATCCGAATACTCGCCTTGCTTAAACCTCTCAGCCTCAGCCTCAGATTCGCTTTGTTGAAGAACATCACTAGGACTAACTTCACCGGTCGCAGCTGTTTCTCCTCCTGTCTCAACCCCCATCTTGTTGACCATATCTGAAGCCTCTTGAGCAAGGTCAACTTCTTCGGATATATCAAGAGGAAGTATAGACTTATAAGATGCTGTGAACTTTTCAGTCTCTAACTCAATGCCCTCAGAATAAAACCATATATTACTGAGAACATCATCATACTCAGATCCCTTTTCAATAAACCCTTTTATACTTTCTACTATACTTAAAGCATCGGTAACGCGAATAGGAACAGCCTTACTGCTTTCATCTATTGATTGATCTATGTATTCAACTTCAGACTCACCCTCTCCCTCCATTACTAAATCTATATCACCCAGCTTATCTTGTTTAGCTTCATAGGTTAAGCGCCTAGCTATAGCAGGAAGTATGGAAGCCTGAAGTGTTATTGTCTTTTCATCAATACCAACCTGAACCGACACTGCTTTTTTAAGTCGGTCTATTCTTTCCTTTAACTGATCCCTAATTTCTTTTGCCAGCTTTAAGTCTTCTTGCCTTAAACTTTGTCTAATCCAAGTTTTAGGAACAGTGAACATGGATTCACTTCGATTGGCAGCAAAAGAAAAATACCTGTCCTTTAGAGGAACTTGATTAATGTTTTCCTTTGTTTTTAAATTGTTAGGATTAGATGGGTCGTTTTGTATTTCGTACCTATCTTTACCTTTTCTTCCAGTATCAACAACAGTACCCATTTTAGGCAGGTCTATTGTTTGAGGTACGTCACCTTCAATTGTTGCGTTGAGCTTATTATAGTAAGCCGTCAGAGAGTTCAGCTCACTTAACGAAGGCTCTACCTCGTTGATCTGGTTCTCTGTTATTGTTGCAAAGTGATCTAAGTGAAGTGTTATAGCGCTTTCTAGCAGAGCAGGTATCTCTACTATTTTAAAGTAAGCGACCTCTCTTCCGCTAACTTCAGATATATCCCTAAAGGCTTTTGTTTTCTTTTTCTTCAGCCTTAGATACCTAGGGTCTTTAACTAGAGCTATAGCGTTTGCTATAATTCCAGCTATCTGCTCCTTAGATGTGAACAGTTGCTCCCCGCCCTCACTATTTAACAGCCTCTTAATCCTTTTGCTCTTAGAGTTTTTCTTTATCTGCTTTATGAATACTTCTCTATCAAGTCCTGACCAGCTTATATCCTTTAAGAATCTAGGCCCTCCCTTTCCTGTTTCGTATTCCCAGTTTTGATATTGAAAGTTTCCGTTCTCGTCGAACAATAAAGACTCAGGTATGTGGGCAAACGTAACAATGTCTTCCCTCCCCTCTATATTACTAGTTTGAAATCGTACTTGTTCTAATGCTTCTTTTTTAAGCCTGTAAGACAGGGCATCCATTTTTTTGCCCGGGGCTTTTATTGAAACAACATTTCCTTTTTGGCTGGAGAAATCTAGAACCGCCGAAAAGCTTTCGCTCATATCGTCAGATAAAAGCTCCAAGTCTCTGCCGTTCCACGATATGCGAAACCCAGTGTCCGTTCCTTTGTAGACATTTGAGTTCGCTGCTATAATTGTTCTTTCAGGATCCTTAGGATCTTTTGCTTGGAAGTCTATATACTTAAGAAGCTTTTCCTGAACACCAGCTATAACTTGGTCAAAGTTAATTCCTTCTCCTTCTTTAAAAGAGTCAGGCCCTTCATTAACAACAGCATCAAACAGTCCGCCTATAAACTTTTCAGGATCATCTCCATATTGAGGAAGGTGAGCTGATACATTGTCTTTGTCTATCTCTGAAAGCTCCTTAACATATCTAAATACTATTTCTTTTTTTAATTCGGCATAAGAAAGTGAGCCCTGTCTTTTTGTTTTTCTTGTTTTAGAATTAAGCTCTCTTTCATCTCCTGCCCTTCTTGCGTCTCTAATAGCCTGCTTTATATCTATTGCAATTAGCTTTAACAGATTAGTTATTCTTTTAATTGCATATGGAAGCGCAGCTGTAACGTCCATTACTATGCCGCTATCATCTTTAATCTGTTGTTTTATTGCCGCTTGATCCCCAGCAAGATCATCATCTAAAATCCTATTGGTAATTACACCTTTTTCTTTTGGTTTTTCTTTTGGTTTTGGGTTTGTAACAGCTTCTTTATCTAACTTAAGACTTGTGGTTTCACTTCTCTTTTCATGAGGGGAGGCGTCCTTTGTTGCTCTCCTGTTTTCTCCTTCAAATATAGATGAATAGCTGGCTTGCTTTGATTTAGTTTGAGTATCAACTTGCTGGTCTGTTTGGTTTTCTGCTTCCGCTAGCTTCGCTTCTTGTTCTTTTGTTGTCTTTTTGTTTTTAGCGAAAACAATAACACCTCCATTGCTAAGCGCGGAGTCACCCATGCTTTCAGAAATGGTGATCTGCTCCGTCCCGTCTTCATACAGAACATCCACCATAAATTTTCTTTCATCAGAACCAAAGTCTTCAAGTAGTTCTACTTTCTGTATAGCCCCTACCTTTCTTTTTTCTCCCGGTTGTCCTACCTCAATAATTGCGGAGTTAGATATAGTTTTTATGATCGCGTTAAATTTTGATTCAGACGTCCTGCCTGTTTGCTCTTCGGGATTAATTCCTCTTTTATATGTTTTCCTAAAGCGAGACGGCTTAGCTTGTGTTAGCGGTTTTTTTGCTTCCTGTTTTTCCCTTGCCTCTATGTTTTGTTCAACTGTTCTTTTCTTTGTCCCTTTTATTGTAGCTCCCGCTTCTGTTTCTAAAGTTTCACGTATCTCTGCTTGCGCTTTGTTTTTATCTATTTCTGATCTTAGAATTTCTAGCTCAGCGTTTCTTTCCTGAGCAGACTTGGCATACTTTGGATCATCAGGATCTCTTCTTCTGAAATTCATTTCGGACTCAGCCTCTTGCTGAGTCCTAAATACTCTTGTTTTTCTTCTGCGTGTAACTATTAAGGGAACTTGGTCGTCATCATTAACACTTGAGGAAACAACCGACTCAAGAACATCCCCATTCTTTCCGACATTAGTAATGGTTGCTTCTACCTCCACAACCTCCCCAGCAGCGTTAACTATTCTGTGATAGTATTGCTGTCCTTTTTGGTACTGGGCATCAGGTGTATTATATGGTGCATTCTCTTCAGGAAGAATACTAGACTGCCTAGGGTCAACTTCAGGTTGAGTATACTCAGGTTGTCCTGCCTGAGTTGCAGCGGCCTCCTTGTTTTCTCTGGCTGCTGTTTCTAAATCTGACTGTGCTTGAGCTTCGCTGGCTTCCGCATCTTCGTACAAAGTCCCAACCCTCTCTTTGTATCTGGAAAGAAGGTTATTTGCTGTGTCCTGAAGTGCTTTTCTTTGGGTGTCGTTAAGAGCTGGAATAGTTTCGATTCTATCAGCAAGTCTTTGAAGCGCCTCCAGTTGCTCTTTCTTCGGTATAGTTTCTTCATCTTCTAATAGCTTTGATTCTTTTTGTAGTTGCTTTAACGCAAGGTTAAATTGTATCTCGCTACCCTCGGACTCTAATCTGTTTAATTCATCCAGTTTTTCTAGAACTGTTTGAACAGTTTTTCTGTCCGAATCCTCTTTGACCGCAGTGTAATAATTACCAGCACCGCCGATAGCACCGATAGGTGCAGAGCCAAAAGCACCCATGGCAGCGGCATCAAGAACACGCCAAACATTTTCCCCATTAACGATGTCATATGTACTGTCAGCTAATCTGTTAGCAACAAGCTGTAAAGACTCTTGCGCTAGTTCCGTTCCTCCTTCTACAAGCGCAGACCTTCCAGCGCCTTTTACAGCGCCAGCCATCATTTCTCTCCATATCTTTTTCTTTTCCCCAGCAGGGAGAGCATCAAAAAACGACTCAAAGGTTTTACCAATACCAAACCTTTCAAGCATGCCTGAAGCAATTCCAACTGGAATAGCAATACCCGGGGACTCAACCCCTGTTTCCTCTCTAACACCTCTGTACGTGTGCCCTGTGTTTTTAATTATAGATGGGACTGTTGCAACCCTAGCTATAGCCTGAGCTCCTTTAGATGCTATCTCTCTTTTGGTTGCGCTTTTTAAAGCACTCTTCCCAGCTATCCTAGCAGCAGCACCAACACCTCCAGTAGCTAATGCTGTTGGGATCATTGAGCCAATATAACCAAACATATATCCAGTTGCTTGGCTTAGGTATCCTGCAGCATCCCCAAAGCTACGTATATCACGCAGCGTTCTCATTGGGTATTTGTACGCTTCTCCTTCTAGGAAGTCGCCAGCTGCTTTAAATGATTCTTTCCCCGGGTCACCGGGGATTACATCAGCTATAGTTTCAGCAAAGCCTGCGTCACCAGCAAAGCCGCCAAGAAACCCAGCTTGGGCTCCAGTTAGAAATGGATTAGGAGGCGCTTGGCCTTCCTTCTCTTGATACTCTTGTAGCCTTTGGTCGTATGGAACATAGCCTCCTTCTGTTTGAGAGGTTGCTGCATCTTGTAATGCTCCAACAACCTTAAAAGGAACGGGGGCATACCAAGGGACAGTAGGCTCATTGCCCGAGAGGGAAGGAAGAGAGGTTGGAGCTACGCTTTGAGCCTGAGGATAGCTACCGATTCTGGTCGCATTACTGTTAGGCCCCGGCGGTAGACTTTTTTTTTGAGTTGGATCAGCCATGCTTACAAATATTAATCTGTTAATCTGTGTATTCTACGTCAGGGTAGGAAGAGGTAGTTGGAACTGGAGATTGAAATGCAGGGGGAAGACCTAACAATTCTTCTCTGCTTGGCCTACTCCCATCACTTCTCATTAACGGAGTTTCCATTGCGGTGTTATAATATGGGAGGAACCTAGTTACTGCGGTGTCCTCACCAAAAGTATCTAAAATAACAGGATCAGAAGTGGCCTGCCGAACTGGCCCCATCTCAGGAAAACTTCTATCCATTAAGGGTTGCCTAGGAACAGACCCCATCTCCATAAGAGTACCCGGGGAAGTCGGGGGAGGTTCAACCCAAGAAGGATTATCCCTTAAAAAATCCTCATATGTATAATCTCCACCACCTGAGTTGCTTGGTGTACTTGGGATGTAATTAAAGTCCTCAGCAGGAGGACGAATCTGATCCAATCTCATCGGCCTATTTCCTTCAACTATAGGAGGAGCTCCCGCATCTTGAGCTTTCTCTTCTTCGAACATAGCTTTCTCGAAAGAATCTATATTAGGTATAGAAGGAGGAGCAACTGGTATGTCATTAAAGTTTTCAGCAGGAGGGCGCATCTGATCCAATCTCATGCGCCTATTGCCTTCAACTTCTGGAGGAGCTTCGTAGGTATACCCAGCGTCAGCCTGTAAACCAAAAGCATTCCTGTCAACTATCGCTTGATATTTGCCCAAATCAGGCCTTACCGATGCAGGAGCAGACTCTGGAATATTATTAGTCATCTCCATCAACTGAGGGGGAGCAGACTGTCGGTTCAAAGGAGTGATGTACTCATCACTTGTTATAGGCGGTCTACCTCCTTGAGGCTGAACCCCAAGATAGCCCAAGGCCTGAGGCTGCACACCCGCTAACGGACTAGCCTGTTGCGGCTGAGATCCCATAGGAGTTACATACTCATCGCTTGTAATAGGAACGCTTGCTTGCTGTGGCTGCGCAGCAATTAATGGGCCTCCCGGTAATGTCTTTGGAGAGGTAGGCTCAGTTGCGCCAAAAGTAGCGGCGTCAATTTCGTCTGGGGTTCCCGGTTGTATTTTTCTTCCAGTGAATGGCCCTTCTTTGTATTGAGCTTTATAATATTTTATTTGGTCTCTTTGGGGAACAAAATCGTAATCTTCAGCACCCGACTCGTCATAAGTTAAACGAACACCATCAATGTTTTCCAATGCGGTTCTTGCCTTTTCATCTGCAGCCATAGCAAGATCAGCCTGCTCTACATAATTTCTAAGCCTGTTCCACATCTGGGCTCCTTGGTAAGATCCTGCAGCCATATCTTTCATTGGCTTCTCATCAAGGAATTCCTTATATATCTGAATCCTTCTTGCTGCTGTGTCATTGTCTGAAACCATAGGGGTAAATGGCACGCTCATGGCTCCAGTTTCGTCTGGAGAAGTCATAAGCTGTATCATTTCATCTATCTGTTCATTTGTTTTACCAGCATATCTTCCCGGGCCAATCTGAGCATCAAGCTGTTTTACATTATAATTCCATACATTTCTTACGTCTTGAAGAACTCCATATTGTTTCTCAAATTTACTTTCGTTGTTTTTATTATTTTGTCTTTGCTTAAAGGCCTCCTCCTTGTCTATGGCTTTTGTTGCATTGAGCCTTTGCTCAAGAGTTTGGTTCAGGTAATCATAATACTTTTCCCTTTGGGCATCTTGTACTCGCGCTCTCTCCATAGCCATGAGACCAGAGAGTAAACTAGTATTAGGGGCTCCCGTTTGAATAGGGGCCTGCCTTTGAGGTTGAGATCTTTCGTCTACTATAAAAGTTGCCATGGTTTTCCTTTTAGTTATTTAGGTTTATTCTGCTGGGGGCTTCGGGGTTTTCTGAATAGGCTGAGGGTTGAATAAATTTCCCCAAGTGTTTGCTGGCGGTTCGTATCCCATATTGCCCATGTAAGCGTTGGTTAACGCTTGATTGGTATTTGCTTGTTGAAGACCTCCGACTGCACTTCCAACGGTCTGAAGCCCAGAGCCAAGCTTGTTAGCCCAGTTGTCTTTCTTTTCGATCATCGTGTTTGTTCCAGCGTTTTCGGCAGCAAGAGATCCCATCAACCTTTGGTTCGTTAGTAAGTTCCTTCTTCCGAGAACACCCATTGGAGCCTGCCTTGCGCCAGAATAAGCACTAAACAATCCAAACCTTCTTGATGGATCGTTCAGCCCTATGTCTTGGAACCTCTGAATGTTGCCCAAGTTTAAGGCCCCTATACGCGCTTCTACGCCACGATTCATAGCTCCTCTTTGGTTAGCCATCATCGCCGCCATAAAGGGGCTCATAGAGCCACCTGCTCCCATTAATGCCTGCTGTTGGTTGAAGCTACGAGTGGTAGAGTCTATCGCATCTTGGTTGGCTGCACGAAGAGAGTCCCCGTACTGTCCAATCGCGGCCTGACTTCGCCTGAACTGCCTTCCCTCTGGCGTGTACTCGTCGTACAGATCCATTGATCTGTCATACACAGACCCAAGACCCCCGACCCTGCCAGATATATCTGCATAAGCAGAATCACCTGCGTCCCTGAGCTGGGACATATCTCCCTTCAGGTTCTTTTGGTCTGCATCTAAAGCAGCACCAATAGCTGCTGTCTTAGGCTTGCGCTTGATCTTGGTTTTAGTCTTTCCGAATAAACCTTTGACCAAGCCCCCTGCTACTTGTGCTCCTGCTGCGAATGCTGCTGGTGATGGCATAATAATTCTCCTTAGTCGTCTTCTTGTTTAATTGCTATAAGCTGGGAAGTAAAGTAACTCTCCATCCTATCAAAGTATTCTGTTAGTTCCTCCTGATATTTTAACATAGAGGGGAACCTTTTTAAAAGGTCTTCTGGCATTTTAGGCGCTTCTAGCCCACTAGACTCAACAATAGAAGAGCTATCTAAAGCCATGCGTGCTATTTGCTGACTAGCATCTGCCATTATTTCTCTGCCTTTCTCATGCTTAAAGTAACCCTAGTAACCGTAGCTGGCCCATCCCCAGTAAGCTTCAACTGGTAGCCAAGGTATCGGCCTCTGGTAATGTTATTAAAGTATGCTTTATCATCTGGGTTGATATTATTATTTATAATGTTTGAGTTGGTTGCAGCAGACTGGTCATCCAATACTTGCGTGCCGCTCAACTCCGTGTAGTTAATCCCAGATAGTAATTGGTCAGGTTGGTTGGCTTTTCCAAATTTCATTGTAGCCGTAACAGCCGTGGAGTTAGTCCCCGAATATTCCAAGGTGACACGCTGCAACATCTTCTCATCATCTGTATCAAAATGAAGAGCCCCTGACTCAAGCTTACTTTGATACCCCGAAGATGTGTATGAACTACCGTTGTAAATATCGCGCTTATAGTAATCTTCTTCGTATTGCTTTAAGCACTTGTCATTAGAACTAGCCATAACAAACGTGCTGCCCTCTGTTCCATCTTCGCAGAAGTGTTCAAACCTCATGTTGCCCAGCTTTCCGCAAAGACTATTAGCATCCGTGCTTAAAGATGTGTTCTCTGTTGAGTTTATCAAACTCGGAAACTCGCTGGTACTACCTGTTCTCCCAACTACATAGGGATCACCTTGCATTATATCGCTAAGAGAATCATCGCAGTTACAGATACTTACATCATGGCTATCAACAATAGTCTCAACCAAGAAATCTCTAAGAGACATCTGGTTGTAAGACTGATAGTTGACCATAGCTGTAAAACCATGATCCATATAACTAGCATGACCAAACTCTAGGTTGTAAACCAATGTGCGATCAGGCGCGTCACTGCTCCCTGTCTCATCAGAACGCCAAGAAAAGAACAACTCCTTCGTGCGTGGGTTATATCCAGCTACTGGTATCTTATGTCTATTCTCAGCCATAGTTAAATACTTGGGTAAACATTAAGCCATTTATATTCAGAGTAACCAGTAGAAGGCGATGACGCACTG